CCATCGTGATATATTTCAAGGTCAGAACCTGTCCCTAATATTATTTTTTTATTATCAGGTAATGCGATGTTACCATCTACGGATTCTCCAGTTAAAAAACTAATGGCCATATTATTGAATTTATTTTAAAAGGTTACATACTACTATGTTACTTTTGTAATAATAACTGAAACAGCGTTAGAAGCTAAAGCAGTTGTTGTTCTTAAAGTAACTTGATTTGTACTTGTTCTCTCAACATCTAACATTACTGTATCGTATGGTGAAGAGTTTCTGTAGCATGAAACAATTACATTTCTTGTGCCTAAGTTATGATTTATTTGGTAAGCAACAGCAGTTCCGTCTCCAATATTTGCAGTTACTCCGTTATCAGCAACACAAGTATCAACTGCATTACAGAAATCAGTTACCTGAGATGCTGTTATTGCAATTGCTTGTTCTGAAGCTGAAGTAACAATACCATCTGCATTAATTGCAAGAGTTACTGTTTCGTTAGCATCTCCGTAGTTACCTGCTGTACCCTGGTTGTTTAATTGAACCCAACCATTTGTACTTACTGTAAAGTTAGCTGAATCAAATCCTGCTATACCTTTTGTTGTTCCTCCGTCTGTAGAACCTGCTGTAGCAACTCCAATGTTATTTTGAACAACTGTCCAATCAGATAATGCTGTTGGAGAGTCTGATTCTGCAATAAGCAAATCACCATCTTCAACTGTTTCCCCAAAGAATTGTCCTGCTGCTGTTACTGCATATGTCCAACCTTGTTTTATTGATGCACTTGGGTTAACATCTAAATCAGGCGTATTAGTTGCTGCGTTATATCCACCTTGGAATATTAAAGCTCCTGATCCTGCCAACGTAGAGTCTACATAACTCTTAGAAGCTGCATGAGCTGACGCAGTTGGAGTAACAGGAATTGTTACTTGTCCTGTAAAAGAACCTGTACCTGTAACACTTAAGTTACCACTTGTTAATGTTAAATTATCTCCAACTGTTAAGTCAGAAGTGATTGTAACATCATCTGGTAAGCCAATAGTAAGACTACCGTTATTTCCAGTTGATTCCGTAACCTGTATTTCACTTGAAGTTCCATTTATCGTCACAGATGACTTAATACCTGATCCAGTTCCTCCAGCTGTTAAATTAAGAACAGCAGAGTTAGAACCTCCTGCGGCAACTGGTAAAGTATATGTTTCGTTTGTATTAGTTGAGCTAAATGTAACTTTTTGAGTTCCAGAATCAAATGCTATTGATGTAGAGCCTGAAGCTGCAAATCTAATACCTGTTGAATCGGTAGATGTAAACTGTGTAGTTCCTCCACTATTTTTAACTGGTAAAGATGTTGTATTTACATTTGGATTAGCAGGCAGTGTAAATGTTGTTACCTCATGGCCTGTTACGTGTCCTGTTGAATTAGTTGTTACATCTGTATAAGCATCAAATGTTCCACCAAATGATAAGGTAGCAGCATCTGTAGTTTCTGTGTCTGAAAAACTATCATGAGTTACAGATATAGTTGTATTACCTGATTGATTGGCTGTAAATGTTCCAGTTCCTCCTAAAGCACCAGTTCCTTGAACTGTTAGTGTTCCATTTCCTACTGTTGGAATAGCTGGGAAAGTTACTAAATCTCCTTCACCATTTACATACTGAGAAGTGCTACCTTGCCAAACCATTGTCATTGTGCCAAATCCTGTGATTGTGTTTGAGGCTACATTTAAAGAAGTACCATCTGTTTTTACATTTACAGAAGTAACTGTACCTCCACCAACAGCTGCGGTTAATTGTGATATATTTACATATTTAACATTATTATCTGTAGCGTCACTTATAATTATTCTATCTCCAGCAGCTACAGTAATTGGTGTTGTAACACCATCGGCAGCAGCTAATATAACGTTGTCAGTTCCTAAATAATCTACTAATAATCCTGTAGACGATTGTGATAAACCAGGTCCAGCTCCAACAGTTAAAGTACCTATTGAGGTTATTGTTCCACCTGATATTCCGTTACCAGTTGCAACAGATATAACCCCTTGTTGATCAGCTGGCATAGTAACTGTTTTTGTATTAACAGCAGTTATGTGACCTGTTGAGTTTGTCGTTATAGCATCAATTGCAGTAAAAGTTGCTCCAGCAGCTGGCGCGCCAGTAGAAGTTGTATTTGATCTTGAAGTAGCATCGTGAGTTATACTTACATTGTCTCCACTTCTTGCTGTAGTTATATAAGTGTTACCAGAAATATCAACTGTATCATTATTTGATATTGTTGCTACACCTCCTGAATCAGCTGTTAATTTCCAGTTACTCATTGTTCCTGCACCACCATCAGAAGCAGCGGTGATTATCCCATAAGCATTAACTGTAATATCTGCGCTTGTGTATGATCCTGGTGTAACTCCAGAAGTTGGTAAATTAACTTGTATAGTTCCACTTGTAGTAATAGGGCCTCCAGATACACTAATTGTAGATGTACTACTTCCTAAATTAACGGAAGTAACTGTACCACCGCTTGTTCCAAATGCTACCCAGTTATTAGAACCTGTATGATATTTCATCTGATTAGTATCAGTTCTATATATCATTTGTCCTTCGCCAGCTAATCCTGTTGGATCTGAGGTTACGTTGTCAATCTTAAAATCTTTGACCTGATTATTGTTAAGATCAATGTTAGTTAAATACCCTATTGCCATAATTCTTTTTTTTAATTAAATGTTGCTGTTCCAGTAACTAAACTTGTAAAAGTTAAAGTACACTGGTTTAAATTATTATATGTTACTTCTCCAAATATTTCCTTTTGAGTTCCATCTTCAAAAACAGAAACTGCTGGGAATTTATTTAAATTGTGAGTTATTAAATAAGTGAGGCTGTTTCCAGGTATTCCCACTGTGAAATTTAAATCTCCTGATGCGTTTGCATCATACTTTAGCAAAGATATGAAATAATCTTTATTTGCGATTAAGCTCCCACCTCCTGCCTTAAAAGTTAAGCCTAAAGTCGCTTGAACATTGCTGCCTTTTTTAACGACTGAATTAACTGTATATATAGCCCAGTTAGTAATATCACTACAATCAGTTAATAATATGTCTGAGTCTAATAAAGCATTTTGAATAAAATCATAAATATCAATAGTTGGACTTCTTGTGTCAAAAACTGAGGCATCTATAGTGGAAATGCTGTTTAATAAAACACTGTCTGATCCACCACCTGAAAAAGATAAAGTTCCTGTTTCATAAGCATTTGTTTCATTGTATCTATATCGTAAGTTTTGACCTTGGCCTCCAGTTTTATTTATAAAATCAGCAACAGCTTGAGCTGTAAAGTTTTTAGTCTGCATGTTGTTCTGAGAGTCAGAACCTATCCATTTATCTGAAGCTACTACAGGTGTTGCGTTTTTATATGTGCTTATTCTTGCCATTTAATTTGCTTGTTTTTACAGATACAAAGTTAATCTTTTTTTTTCTTTGTTTATTTTTTAGAAATGGTGATATTCTTAGATATTTTTTCAGCACTCCTACCAACAACATAACCCCCTATACCTAATTGTAGCAAGTTCCAAAATTCATTTTCTAATTCAGGTATTTTTAAATCAAATAAGGGAGCAAGAAACTTTACATAGATTACTATAAAACCAAAAGCTAACATTAGTATTGGCCTCCAACTTCTTTGAAGCCAATTACCTTTTGCTTCTGTAACTATAATTTCAGTTTGCATTTTCTGCAACTCTAATTGCTTTTGAATTATAATTTGCTTGATAGCGTTTTCAGCTATAATTTTTTCCTCTTTAGATGTAAAAAGTTTATCAAGTCCTGACATTAAATCTTTAACAACAGTACCACCGAACCAGTCAATTATTTTTTTCATTTCTATACATTTTAAGTTAACACTTCCAGCGTTTTCTGGCTTTACAAATTCTTTTGTTAGGTGTTTTTTTACAACTTATATTATGCATCTTCATTTGACCTAAACTTCTTGCACAATATGATTTTCTTCTTTTAGCTCTGCCCTTACTTGGTTTTTTTTCAGTAACAGCAGTTTTTAAATTGCCTCCAGTTTTTCTATTGTATGCAGCTACTCCACGTGCAGTCATACCAGCTCCACTTGCTGTAGATCGGTAGTTTGCGTTTTTTCCTTTTGTAGTTCTTCTTACTGCCATTATTTTTTATTCATTTGTTTTTTTATTCTCATAGCTTGAGCGGCAGTTATTATTTTTGAAGTAAAATTACCTCCGTCTCTACCTTGCTCAAGAGTATAAGTACCATTTTTATTTTTTTTCACTTTTTTAAAAACAGCCGATGCTTTTCCCCTTTTCAAACGTTGGTTAAGTGTAGCGGTGCTATTTGGTGAGCTTATAACAGACCTGCTTTTTAAGGATTCAGAATATTTTCTTTTCCTCCCTTTCAGCTTTACCTTTGACTTAGTTCGAACATGTGTCTTAGAAGACTTCTTTTTTTTATTTATTGTTTTTTTCATCTTACTCCTTTTACATTTTTAACAAACTGTTTTCCTTTTGCTCCTGCTTTCTTTTTCTTTCGAGCTGTAGCTGAAAGCTTTCTTTTAGAGAGGCTTTTAGCTTTAGCCATAGGTAAACATCTATCAGGATTTTTTTTGTTCTTAGAAGTTCCACATGGGCCTTTTATTTTTCCATCCGTTCCTATGCGCACCCAATTTTCATCGCGCCATTCTTTTAGTTCTCCCATTAACTTATGTTGTCTATGAAACGATCTTGTCGTTTATTAAATCTATTCTTTAATCTATCTAATTTCTTAACTGCTCTTTTTTTATTTCTTACCATCCTTGTTCTTCCTGCAGGTTTTTTAGAAGTGTTAACGCTAATTACTAAAGATCCATCTTTTTGAAGGGTTGCAGACTTGCGCTTAACAACATTTCCATTAGTTACTTTTTTTGAGATTCTATTATTTGATTCAAACGTTGAACGACTTTTTCTTTTCTTTTTGTCGTTCTTTACGTTTGTAACAGAAGCAGTAGTTACTATAGTTTTATCTTTATTCATCTTTATTTCTTTTTTTTACCTTTTCCGTAATTAGGATCTTTACAATATTTACTTGCCGCCATATTTGCATAGGCAGATGGGTATTTATCAAATGTTCTTTTAGCCCAGGAGATTCCTGCTGCACAAATTTTATTTCCTTTAGTTCTACCTTTTTTTGCCATAAGAATTTATTTTTAAATATTACAATATTCTGTTGTTGCATCAAAGCTTGGGCAAGCTTTAGCCGCAAAGTCTCGATGACCATGGATTTTTGCTTCTGGATATATTTTACGCAATACTTGCAATAATTCTAACAATGTTTCTTTTTGCTCTGGTGTTCTTGTATCCTTTGCAGGATACTTTCCTTTTGAGTCTCTTTCAGATTCTACCCCTCCCACATAACAAATTGAGACTGAACTACAGTTCAACCCTTTCGTATGCGCACCGCACTTATTTATCATTCTTCCAGGCTCAATAGATCCGTCAATCAAAACTAAAAAATGATATCCAATTCCTTTCCATCCTCTTTTTTTATGCCATCGATCTATAACCTCAGCATTAATAGAGTCATCACCTTCTCTTGTTGCAGAACAATGAATAATGATTTTTTCAACTTTTTTCATATTTTATATATAAAAAAAGACACAGTCGTTCTGTGCCTCTTATGTTTTTAATTAAGATTTTAGAACTTTTACTATTTGTTCTTTCTTTCTTTATTCAATAAGTACCACTTTTGAGCGGTATACCCAACACTTAGTGCGAGCAAAATTATTTTTAAAGCCATATCAATTTGTGAAAATGATACAACAAGAGACGTTGCATTTAAAGCGTATAATTTTATATCTGACATATCAAAGTTCATATTACCAAATTGCTATACAACTATTACGAGACGCAGCATCTGTGCCTGTGGTGTATAATTTTATTATTTGAATTGGAAGATAGTTTCCTACTGGAAAGTTTTCAAATGTTATATCACTACCTGCTACTGTTTGAACTTTAATAAAAACATAAGATTTAGCTATATCCATAGTTGTGAGATTACTTCCTACATATAATAAACATCCTTCAGAAGAATCTATTCTTGACGAACCATTAGGGCCACCTAAAAATATAGTATATGCTTCTGGAGAAGTAAATATATCTGAACTTATTGATAATATTGTTGAAGTATCTATTGCTGTTACTGTTGCTGATGTATTATCTGTAGTATTATAAATAATATCTCCTACACTTACATTAGAAAAATCAGCCCCTACATCTACTAATTTATTTGCTGTAGTTGCTGTAGTTGTTCCAGTTAATTGTGCCAAGTCTGGTGATGGTATTGGTAATGTGTTGCTGGATATTACTTTTTGCGCCAGCCCTGTGTTAACAGTAATTTTTGGATATGCCATTTTGTTTTTTTTTGAGGGTTAAAAATCTCGTTTGTTTACTTATAAGGAAACATTCTGTTAAGTGAATCCCTACGTTTGTTGCAGCCACAATCACCTTTAGTAACTGTATCTACAACTTTTTTTATTCCAGTAGCTTTTGTAAATTTCTCTACTGTATCTCCAAATCCTCTGGATCTGTTTATTGTCTGTATTTTTGTAAAATTTTTTTTCATTACTTACAAGTACATAATTTGTTTGGACAAGACTCTACTTTAAATAAAAGCTTAGATATTAATGCGTTCCATCCACATTGAAATTTACACCATACCCCTTGCATCCATAGACCTAATTTTACTAATAATCTTCCCATTTTTATTTTCTTAAAGGATTATACTTTGGATAAACATTTATGTGCTGAACAGAGCTTTTTAACTCTAACTCAACAACCTTTTTTTTATCCACTGGTTTTTTTACTACTGGCTTCTTTTTATTAGAAGCATCTTTTTTGACTACTTTCTTTTTTGCCATTTGATTAAAATTTAAATTATCGCCTTGCCTTACCCTTTACTTTTTTAAGTTTAGGGTTTTTCTTTTTAGCCTTAGCGCTTGCCTTTCTTGATGCAGAAGCTAAAATAGCTCCAGCAGCTTTTTTAGAATAACCTCCTTTTCTTGCTATTTTTGCTGCTACTTTTTTAAAACTCATATCTTACTTTAAATGATCGTGCTTTACTATTTTAGCAACGTGTCTATAAGACATTGACTTGTCAGCTCCGTAAGCATGACCATACATTTTTTTAGACATAGCCTTGCTTTCATTTCTACGAGACTTCATAGACTGAGACTTCTTTCCGTTTCTTGAACCTAAAGACTCATCTAATCTATCATTATAACCTTGTTTCATAATTTTTATTTTAAGTTATTAATAACACAAATATACAAAATTTAATAAATTAGTTTCTGGCGTTTCTATCAAGCCCTTTTCTTCTACTTCTTCTAATGTTTTTAGCTTTTTTCTGATTAGCTTTATTTTGTTTTATTCTTTCTTTCTGAGCTTCAGTTTTCTTTTTAATACCTAAAGTTTTACTTACTTTTTGTAAAAAATTACTTTTTTTCTTTTTAGTAGTACCGCTTTTAGATCTTTTACCAGAAGTTGTATCTTTAGTTTCCATACCCAGCAACTCCCTTGCTCTCGCATCGCGTTCTTTTTTAAACTGATTAAAAGCTTTTCGTTTTTCTTCGCACTCTTTTTTACCAGTACCTGAAAACTCTGTCATCACTTGACCATTATATTTAAATGTACATTTTGGATCTGGCATAATTTTATCTTTTTCTTGGATTATTGTTAATTTTTCTTCTATTCTTTTGCTCTGTTTTAGCTAAACGATTAATTCTGCTAATATATTTCTTTTGCTTAGAAGTTAGCTTAACTTGTTTTACACCTTTTGTAGTTCTAATCTTATTGTAGTTTTCTTTGCCTAATTCTTTTTTTAAGACATTGACCATAGCCATTCTACTTGTAGAATCTTTTACAATTTTTTTTCTAACTTTTACCCTTTTTAAAGAGTCTTTAACTTTTTTAGTAATTGGATCTGGCATGGTTTAATACATTTTTTTACCCATAGCTTTTTCATTACCATAGTTTGGATTGTTTTTTACTTTACCGCCCATTGTTTTAGCAAATTCTGTTGCTTGAGCTTTACCTACTGCGTTGTAAGGAAATTGTCTTTTTTTAATTTTACCTGTGTCTCCACACTTATAGCTTACTGTTGGCATAGTTGTATATATTATTTTTTCTTTTTTCTTTTATCAATTACTTTGACAGGATAGTTTACGTCAAGATCACTTAATTTTCTTTTAGATCCTCTTGCTTTCATTTCATCATAAGCTGTTAATTGCTTAGGTGTTCTTTTAACCATCTTGTATTTACATTTGGTTTTTCCACTTCTGGATGTCTTGCAAACTTGAGTTCTTACTCTTAATCTATTTTTATCCTTCTGTTTAACTGGATCTGGCATAACTTATGATTTTAAATATTTATTTTATCTTTACAAATATAAGAATTTAATTCAATGAAATTTAAAGGAGTCTATCCGCGGAAAAATACTACCAGGAAACTGCCTGATCATGATTTTCTAAAATACTGGAGAGTTATAAGATATTGGGTAAAGGCTAAATACGGTTTAGGAACTCCTGATTTAGAGATGTTACTGTTTTTGTACAGCGAACAAATTTTTAATAAAAGTCAATTCAAAGAGTATGAAGAAATAATGTCCTGGGATGTAAATCGTTTCAGTAAACTTCTTAAAGAAGAGTGGATTCATGTTTGGAGAAAAAGAAAAGGTAATGAAACGACCTTATATGAATTGACATATAAAGCCAAAAGAATAATAAATACTATTTACAAAAAGTTAAACGGTGAGGAAATTGCAGAATCCGCGTGTGCCAATCCATTATTTAGAAATGACGCATCATATATGGATAAAGTTTATCGTAATATGATTAAAGAAATGAATAAAGAAATTAGAGAACAATAACTACGTCTCTTTCCTGGATAATAGTGTAAGGCTCATCCTTAATCAACATAGTAAATCCAGAATTTTTATCATAATAAATAAGATCCTTCGGTTTAACTACAGAAACATCTGTTCCTTCTTTAACAACATATCCTTTTCTATATCTAAATTCATCAACGTCTGATGCAGATAATAAAAGACCTGAAGAAGTTTTAACCTCTTCCTCAATAGTTTTTATGACAATATATTTTCCAACTGGTTTCATAATTTATTCTTTTACTCGCGCGTGAGTTATTATTGCGTTTGTTGTTAGAATAGTTGTTGCTACACTAACTGAATTTTCAAAAGCAGTCTTAGTTACTTTTAAAGGATCTATAACACCCATCTTAAAAAAATCTCCTTTTACTTCAGTCTTTACATTGTACTCGTCTAATTGTTGAAGAATCCATGAATCACTTGTTGTAGATACATTGTAGTATTCATCAAGATTTAATCCAGCGTTTTGTAATATTTGTCTTAATGGCGCACATAAAGATTCCATTAGAATATCTATAGCTGTACTTTCGTCATCATTAACTGTCTTCTTAGAAATATAACTAAGTTCTTCTCTTGAATAAAATAAAGCAAGTCCTCCACCTCTTACAATACCCTCTTGCAAAGCGCTACGAACAGCACACACAGCATCTTCTACTCTGTCATACTTTTCTTTTTGCTCTATATCAGAATTACCCCCAACATAAATAGCTCCTATTGATCCTGATAAACTTGCAATACGCTCGTTTATAAACTCTTTATCTGAAACTATTTCTGTGTTTTCTTGTTGTTCCTTAAGATCAGTTATTCTTTTTTCTATCTCTTCAGTCATTTGATTATTTTTAATGATAACCGTTTGACTCTTTCCTGAAATAATTTTATCAGCATGACCAAGATCTTCCATGCTTAACAGACTTAAATCATCTCCAGTTTTTTCTGAAAAGTATTTAGCCCCTACCGACAACGCAATGTCCTGCATAAGCTCGTGTTGTTTATATCCAAATTGTGGTGGTATAATATTACAAAGCTTAAGTCCGTTACGCACTACGTTTGCCGCCAGGGTATTCACAACATTGACTGAGCATGGACCAATGATGAGAAGTTTTTTATTTTGTTGAATGATTGGTTTTAAAACATTTTCTATTTGTAGAATATTACTTATCTCCTGGTCACAAACTAAAACTAAAACATCTTCTAAGATTGCTTCATCGTTTTTTTGATTAGTGATAAATAAATTAGAAGTATAACCTCTATCAACTTTTATTCCATTAGTAACTGTGGCATATGTCTCATGGTTTTGAGATCGCTCTACAGTTACAATACCGTTCTTTCCAACTTTATTATAAGCATCAGCAATTATTTTTCCTAAAGACTTATCGTTGTTTGCTGAAATTGTTGCAACATCTAATAGCCTTGCCTTGGTAATTTTTCGTGAGTTCTTTTTTAATTTTTTAAGAATAATTTTACTGAATCTGTTTATTGATTTTACAACCTCAGTTATATTATTTTTTTCTGTTAGAAGTCTTTCACCAGCTTTTATAATAGCCTCGGTTAATACAATTGCTGTAGTCGTTCCATCTCCAGCTGAGTTAGCAGTTCTACGTGCTGCATCTTTTAACATTTGAACCGCAAGGTTCTCTACAGGATCATCCAAAAAAATAGAGTTAGCTACAGTTACACCGTCTTTTGTTATTGTCATACCTCCGATATGTTCAGGCGATTCTATTAGAACTGTTTTTCCGCGTGGGCCTAACGTACTCTTTACTGCTTTAGAAATTTTTGTAATCCCTTTTATTAATTTATTTCGACCAGGCTGATCGAACTCAAGGTTCTTTGGAATATAATTGCTCATTGTATTAAATTTAATTTAGAACAAATATAGTAAAATATATTTATAATAAACACAAAACTAAACAAATGTCAAATGTCAAGAAAAATACTCCACTTACTTTATATATACTTTTACTATTCTTTATATTTTTATTTATTATTATTCTATTTATTTTCGACATTTTCGACATTAAAAGAATAAGTAATTAATAATCAATAAGTTAGTAAAAATAAATTGACAGGATAATCGACATAATAATGTCAATAATTAACAGTAGTTATAAAAAAAAAGAGAATCACATTGATCCTCTAATTTAAAAATTAATAAAATGTATTAGCATTTTAAAAATTTAACTGTCTAAATTTTTTCTTGTTATCCGCAAGCTCCATGCCTTCAGCTATTTGATTAACCTTTCTGTCATTACGTACAGAACGTTTAATAGCACAAGCTTTTGCAATGCCAGACTCAGATTCTGGGCGCGCATTAATTAAGCGTCCATCTTTTACATACAGTCCGTTAATAAAGTCATTCTTATTCATAATAAGCGTTTTAAAAGTTCCCTACAAATATAGTAAAAATTTTTTTTGCGTTCAGACACTTATAGGTTTAGGGCTATAGTAGCTAATACAGTCGTGTTGTGATCACAGAAAGTCGTTTTTTTTTTGATGTCTTTGGATTTTTTCAAGTTTTTTTTTCGGATTTTTTGAGAATTCGTTAAGCTCCAGTACCAACCCCAGCTCCAGCTGGTGGTAGAGCTGCAGTATCTCCCAGCTCCAGCTCCAGTTACACGTATTGCCCCTGCTCCAGCACACATGTCCCCTGCTCCCCCCTTCCACCCCACAAAAAAGGAGAAGGACTAACTATGTAGTATGCTGTAGATTTCAAGGTAGTTCAGTTTGCTGCAAAAGTTTGGTTTAGATGTGTGCCATCTTTTTCCATACAAGTTGATTGCATATTGTTTGACATTTATTTTCTGCTGTACCGATAGGTTTGACCAATTATAGTTTTTCATACTGCAAACATAAAAACCATTGTTGCACATTTTCTGCACACATTAAAAAAGGAGAAGGACAGAGCCTTCCCTTAACCCCAGTACGAGTCTCTATAACCCCAAACAAAACATAGTCAACAGCTTTGATGTAATCCGTTAGTAATTAGAAAGTAAAAGTACCATATACATTTGTAGATAGTAAGTAAAGAGAACTGCTGTCCAGCAAAGCATAGTTACTGACAAATTATTTACATTTTATTTGTCATTTATAGTTGTTATATAAACATAAAGTTGTATATTCGCCATGGGGGGAAACCTCACGTTCATTGACATTCTGACCTAAACTACTGAGAATCAAGCAGTTACGACACATTATCTAAAGTGTTGCTTTAACTGTGCTTCACGCAGACTGCTGATAATCAATCATTTAACGATTCTGTTATGATTATCTCTCTATCCATATCTATCAAGCGAAGTAGTTAGCACCAAGGTGTTCATAGGTCTTACATAAAGTAAAAATGATTTCAAGGATAAAATATTGGCATCCCTTAATTGAGGATTCTGTAGAGCGAATGACATCTCTTTAACCATCTGTGGATGGAGTTAATGTGCGAGTCTTGAGAGTGAAATTTACGACACTAATATCGGTATCTGATTGACAGACCAGCGAGAGCAATACTCGTACCGATAACTAATCTTTAAATTTAATTAAAATGTCAAATTCAACAACAGTGAAGTACACAAAAAAAATGTTTAACAATGAGTTTTCTGCTGAAGAAATCAGCCACATGACTCCAGCATCAATCAAAGCGTTTATCGAGTTAAAAAAACTTGGTTGCCCAATAGACATATGGTATCAAAACCAGCGAGGTTACCAAGACTACAGAGGATACTTTTGGATAAAAGCAGAAGAGTATAATGCAGAAGAGTGGTTAGATTACTACGATACTGAAATGTACTGGGGCAGCAAGAAACTACAAGAAACACTGGAGAAGCATGGGTTGTACTTCGAGTGGCAGAACTCAGCAGTTGGCTGTGTTCACGATGCATAGTTAACTGATGAGTCCATATAGGACGAAACGCCGAGAGGCGTCTTAACTTTAAAATTCAACTACAATGAGTAAATCAAAAACAGTAATCAAGTATGTACGTATTGACTGTGCATTAATCAAGACAGCTCAAAAGCTGTACGAATTAGAACAAGTAAAAAAGAATGTAATAGCACTAAGCTATTTCGTAACATCTAATCCATTTTAATTATGAGTAAAATAATAGCATTAAACAAGAAACACCAAGCAAAAGTAAACAAAGCAGTTTACTGGCTAATCAAGTATAATACTGCCAATGACATGCGTAATGACGCTGATGGAGATGGTAATGAAAAGATGTATACCAAGTACGATAATCTGTGTCAAAAGACATTTGACAAGTACGAAGAGTACACCAGTGAATTACCAGCAAGAGAGGTAAAACAAATAGAAAAATCACAATTATATTAATCTTAAATTAAATCACAATGAATTACAAAGTAATTAGTAAAGTAGTAACAGCAATCAAAGATTTTGAAATGTTACAAAGTGGAGAATGGAATCCTGACCATGACTCATGTCAAGCAAGTATTGATAACCTTGACAGTGCTGTATCACAGCTCAAAGAACCACAAATCAAACAATTAATGTCTTCAGTTGAACTTACAAACTCAGACTGGCAAGACCAAGTAGATAGCTTGAATGCTGAAGACGTAGGACTTCTTATGTACAAGCTAATCGAAAAGAACGTAACTCATGATGCTACACAAAGACACATGATGTATGACGTGCTGTCGGCACTGGAGCAGCACATAGATTAACTGACGAGACTTCAATAGTCGAAACGCTGTGAAGCGTCTTAATCATTAAAAACTACAATTATGAGTAATTTAAACAAAGAACCAAGAACATGTATTATCACTGGAGAAGGAATGTATGAAGGATTTCTTCTTCACAATGACGAAACCATTAAAGATGAATCCAGCTTGGTGGATTGGTTGAAAGAGAACTACAAATGTGCCTACGCTGAATGCTCTGATGAGTTCATACTGGATGACGCACATGAGCAGGAGCTGTACGTATGGACAGAATGGTATGACGAGTATGATGAAGCAGAAGAGAAAAGAGATGCTGCAGCTGACCAAATTACTAACTTCATGTACTTTGCGTATAACTTCCCAGCTGGATGGATACAAAAAGCTTTTGGTGAGGGTACGTCACTGGCTAATCACATAGAAGCCAAATGGAACAACCTCAACAAGAGAAATGGTCATGGTGGAACTGCTAATGTATTTAACCTGTTCATGGAGCTGTCAGATGGCAATAGAGAGACTTTATGCACATGGGTAGCAGAGAACTATAGCTACAAGCTTTAGCACACGCTGTCCGACTAACTGGAATGGTTGTAAGTAAGGTTCGATTCCTTCTCCAGTATCAATGCAATAATGCAGATATTTAAAACTATAATTTATGAATAAGTACAGTAACTGTTGTGGGGCATCCCCATCATTCCTTAGTGATTCTTTATGTGGAGACTGCCATGAACATGCAGAGTTCTACGTAGAAACCAAAGACCAAGATTAATCTAAAAAACTACAATTATGAAGAAAATTTTAATGTTTGTGATGTGTATGCTTATAGCTACACCCACGTTAACGAGCTGTGGAACTTCAAAGCGATGCAAGACATCTAAGATGAAGAAGAAATGGGCAAAGAAAAATTACTGGAAGTCTAACAAAAAACACAAAAAATCAAAATGGGGAAGATAGATAAATTCAATCAAGTATGGGACGATGTAATGACCATCGCAACCGAAGAAGAAATGAGATTAGTATGCCACATCAATGGCAGGAGCATAGAGTCATTAGAGTCTATTATTTTTGTTCGCACAAGCTACAGAAGTTACGAGCAGTGGGTAGAAATGGAAGGATGTGAAGAGCCAAATCCAAATGTGATTGCTGGAGTAGATTTCAGCGAGAGTATTAACCAATTAAACAATCTTATATGAGCATTTGGAATTCAGAAACACTCACTTACAAAGTGGATGACATAGAGCTTGATGTATACTATGAGTATGCACACGCTGAACCTCAGACTTATGATTATTGTGGTAGTCCAGCTGAGATAAGTATTACAGCTATCACACACTGTGGAGTATGCATATGGGACATACTTTCACAAAATACAATTGATGATATTTACCAAGCTATAACAGAGAGCAAAGAGTAAAATCAACTGATCCCTAAACACACCTGCCTCACTTCCAAAACGGAGTGGGGTTTTGGTGGTAAAAGGCAATAATGCCATAACTTAAATTTAATACAATGAGCAGTTATCAAGAAACACAAAAAGACAGAGATTTCAACAGAATCACTGAATTAATGGGAGACTATTTAGATTCTCAAAAGAAAGTAAAATCATTACGCAGAGACTTAAATGAAGTCAGAGCTGCAGTCAAAGGAATACTGGACTGGAGTCAAAGAATAGGTAGTGATGAGATTCACGAGCTGAATGCAATAGTGACGTTTATTAATCGAAGTATAATTAAAAATAAATAGATATGGGATACAGTACAGATTTTAGAGGAAGTTTAAATTTTGATAAACCATTGACAAAGGACATGGTTGAAACGTATAAGAAGTTTGCTAATCAGCGACACGAGGATGGCTACCAGCCAAACGGAAAGCCATCAATATGGTTGCAGTGGGAGATTATAGAGCAGAACGGAGAACATCGCTTAGAGTGGGATGGTGGAGAGAAATTCTACGAGTACGTAAAGTGGTTAGAGTACGTAATCAAGTACATCTTTAAAGGATGGGGATTAAAGCTGACTGGAGAAATTGAGTGGAGAGGAGAAGAGTGGGGAGACACAGGTACTATTGTTGTAGAGGACAATAATATCACAGTGATGCTACCAGCAGAATAATTACAGAATAGCATGGTGCTTGGGAGGTTCGATTCCTCCCTATTCACGACATAAGTCACATAACTTAAATTAAATAAAATGGCAAACAATTGTTGGAATTACGTAACGTTTAATGGAAACGCTGCTGCATTAAAAAAACTAAGAAACAAATTCAAGGAGTATGATAAAACCAATTACTTTTTAGAGTTTGGAGACTTCGTACTTGACAAGGGTAAGATTGGAGTTACTCAAGAAGAGCTTGAGAAAAAGTATAAGGATTTTTACTACTACGGAACACGCTGGTGGGACTTTAATCTAAATGACTATCCATGTGATGATGAAGAAACTTTCACTGTTGCTGGAGACAGTGCATGGAGTCCACCAGTAAGGTTGGTTAAACAAATATGTCAACACTACAGCTTAACAGCTGAGATGGAGTATGAAGAGTGTGGAGAGGATTTTGCTGGCATAGCTAAGTTTGACAAACATGGAATAACAGACCATCAAGAAATGACTTATCATGAGTACAGATACCAAGATGACATTCATTCTTGGATGGACAACTTGTACTATAATTTCGAGGATGAAACTGATAGAGAAGAGTTAGAACACGCTATGAAAGAGCATGATTATGCAGAGAAAAGACACATAAAAGAATTCATAGATATGGTGTTAGAAACCAATTCTGTTGTTAATTCGTAACAAGCATTTTTTAGGTATGATATCGTATCTTTTTGGGTACGATTTCATATCTTTATTTGTTTTTATTAATTATTTATAATATCTTTACAAACTAAATATAATTAAATCATGAGCGTAGAATTAAGAAAATTTTTTGAATCCCTGAACCCTGACAACCCTGTTAGAATGAATCACGCCATCCACATGGCAACGTGTTTTAATATAATAAATGGACATGATGACGAAGAAAAAGTTATTGAAGTCCAGCACGAAGAAATTGATGAAGACGAATATCCTTTAGGCATTTAACTATGAATAGAGACGAAAGAAACTTAAAGCTTGCAGTATGGTCTGTAATGGGCATAATTTCCATCCTAATTGGATGGCAATTCTACAGGTTTATAACTTGGTTACTCAACATTTAATCTGAATTGTAGTTGATTCAAGCAATAGCCTCCATGTTTACGCATGGGGGTTTTTGTGGTACAAAACATAACCTAATGGCAATAAAAAGACAACATTGGACTACCACCAATACAAACGAAGTAAAAGTTGACACACCAACTTATTACGATGGTAAAAAAAACTATACTGCAATAGATGTAGTAACAAACTTTGATTTGAATTACAATTTAGGTACAGCATGTACTTATATTTTGAGAGCCTATAAAAAACACGAGACTCCTCATGAGGATATTCAAAAAGCTATAGATCACTTGAATTTTGAATTAAACAAATTAAATAATAAATAAATGAAAAAAGATATTTTTGATATTTATGCTACTACAATAGCTAAAAAGTTTCATCTTACCTTGGACGAGATGTTTACTAAAACAAGACGAAGAGACATTGTTGACGCAAGACAGTTGCTTTACTATCTGTGTATGGAAAGACCTATGAGAGTTTCATACATTAAAAGATTTATGGAAGAAAATGGTCATCAAGTTACACACTCAAATATAATTTACAGCTACAGAAAAGCAAGAGAGCTTGTAGACAGCGACTCTGATTTTAAGCGTATGATTAACGATATTTTAGAACAGTAGTATGTATACATTAGAGCAAATATTTAATCAAGCTTTTAAATCTAACAACAGTGTAAAAAGCGAAATGCCAAAGGGCATTTGTATTATACATAATGGAGTCAAGATTCAAAAATTTGATGACAGGATAGAAATACTGAACTTAGGTAAAGGTGGTTCTTATTACAAAGTTTGCAACAAGTTTGAGTATGATTTTTTTAAGTATAATGGCTGGTCTACTGGATGCTTAATTCTTTCCATAGAAAACTGTAAGCACAAGCTTATGTTAATTGAAGAGAGAATAAAAAAAGAAGTTAATACACGTAAAAACGATAAGCATATTCAAAATTTAAAAAACAAAAGAGAAAAAGCACTGCAGAAACATGCAGAGCTGAAATTAAAGTTAAATCAATTATTAATTAAAATCAAATAGAATGAGCAAAGAAAGTTATTTCAAAAAGTTGGTAAGTATCAACGTAAAAAGTAAAGTAGAAAAAAAGGGAAACCTTGATTATTTATCATGGGCTAATGCTTGGGCTTACTTAAAGTTAGAACACGCAGATGCACAAAGAAATGTTTATGAATCTCCTGAGACTGGATTGAACTGGTTTACTGATGGGGTTACTGGATATGTAAAAGTAGGAATTGTAGTTAATGAATTAGAACACATAGATTATCTTCCTATAAAAGATTTTAGAAACAATTCTATACGAATTGACAAAATCACTACAATGGATGTTAATACAGCTATTCAAAGAGCTACAGCAAAAGCTATTGCAATGCATGGATTAGGATTGAGTTTATATGCTGGAGAGGATTTAATAGAGTCTACTAATGTGGCAGCAAAGCCGCCTAAGAAAGAATCTAAGGCAACTTTAATAACTTTAGATATTGGCGATGCTAATTGGGATAAAGTTTTAAAATACGTAGCCTCTAATAAATCTTTAGGCTTGACTAAGATTGCTGAAAATCTTCAAACTAAATACAAGATGAAAGCTATAGTTAAGAAAGAGATATCTAAAGCTATAAATAATGGATAAGGGATCTATATTAAAGGCGTTAAAAGATGATGATAAATACTATGGAGAGTTTGGTAAACAATTTTTATCAAACTCTGACATAGGCAAGCTTTTGAAGAATCCTACCCAGTTTAGAGTAAGTCAAACAATGACAAAGCCGATGCTTGAGGGTAGATATTTTCACACCAAAATATTAGAACCACAAAAATTAAGTGAGTTTAATGTAATTGATGTGGCGTCAAGAAACACTAAGATTTATAAAGAATCAATAAACGAAGGAGAAATACTTTTGCTTAAAAAAGAACAAGAACATTTAGATTTTCTTTGCACTAAAATGACATCAAATATGGAAATGTTTGATTATATATATGATGATGGAAATGAGTTTGAAGTTCCTGAGATTCAAAAGATAATGAGCTTAGATTGGAAGGGTAAGGCTGATATTATAAACCATAATAAAGGTTTGCTGGTTGACATCAAAACCAGTTCTGATATCGATAAATTTTTGTACAGTGCAAAAACTTATAATTATGATAGTCAAGCTTATATATACCAAAGGCTTTTTGGTAAACCACTTATTTTTTTAGTAATAGATAAATTGACTGCAAGATTAGGAATCTTTGAATGCTCTGATGCTTTTTTAAGAGGTGGAGCTGACAAGGTAGAAAGAGCTGTAGAAGTTTATCAAAAATACTTTAGCGATGAAGCGACTGAAGATATACATTCGTACATACATAGGCAGACTTTATAGTTTGTTTAAGTTGACACCAAAGAAAACTGTTATGTGGGTAGAAGTTCCACTGTCCTGTAACAGCGTAGAACATAAAAATGAAATTATGATGACTACACTAAACCTAATGGAACGAAACATTAAAATAAATTAATTATGAGTAATTATGAAATTAAGCCAGGGACTTTTTCTCTATTTAAAAATGAAAACAGAACTGATGACAACAATCAGCCACATTACAATGGTAATGGTAAAGACATGAATGGAAATGAATTCCAAGTGTCTGCGTGGGTTACAACGTCTAAAGGTGGTAAAACTTATTTTTCGTGTAAGATGCAAGAGCCATACAAAAAAGATAATACAGCTCAATTAGAAAATGCAACAAAGACACATTTAGAGCCTGATTTACCATTTTAATCAATGAACAAGACAAGAGGTAAGGGGGCTTTGCCCTCTTTCTTTTGCTCTTAACAATGACAAATGTCATAAAAAATAGGTTCAGCAGAACCATATAAAAAAAAATTAAATCAACTATTATTCATCTATACTTCTTTATATATTATTGACATTATCGACATTAATTAATGTAAATAGTTAATAAACAAAGAGTTAGATAAATTAAAAACGACATAAAAACGACATAAAATGGACATTACTATTTTTAAAGATATTAAACAAACATCACAACCATTCTACCGAAACATTAATTTAGTATTATCGAGGATTCAGGAAGGGGCCTCAAAAGACATAGTAAAAAAGATTCGTTCTGAGAAGGACAAAGACAATAGAAACATCCTAAAACAAAAGTTACCAGCTATTTGCTTTAGTGGTAAATTTTCAAAAAGAAACGATAACTCAATAAAAGAACACAGTGGTTTTATTTGTTTAGATTTTGATGGATATAAATCTAATAGAGATTTATTACAGGAAAAAGAACGACTATCAAAAGATAAATATGTTTACTCAGTATTTATATCTCCCAGTGGTAATGGTTTAAAAGTTTTGGTAAAAATTCCACCAATAACTGAAGACCATAAAAATTACTTTCTAAGCCTTCAAAATTATTTTGACAGCGATTACTTTGACAAGTCATGTAAAAATGTCTCACGCGTGTGCTATGAGTCATATGATCCCTTAATTTATATAAATGCACAGTCAAGTTTGTGGGATAAAATAATTGAACAACAGTACACAGAGGTTCACAGACATAACGATATTCCAACAATACCTGTAACCGATGAAAACAAAATTGTAGAGATTCTTGTGAAGTGGTGGACTAAAAAGTTTCCCATGAATGAAGGAGAGAGAAATAATAACGCTTATGTTTTAGCTGCAGCGTTTAATGATTTTGGTGTATATCAGTCTTTAGCTGAATCACAGCTAATGAATTACGAAACTAAAAATTTTAACAGAGCTGAGATTAAAAGAACAATTCAAAGTGCATACGCTCAAAAACATAATTTTGGTACTAAATATTACGAAGACGAAGACAAGGTAAATAACCTTAGAATGAAATTAAAGCGTGGTGTAGCAAAAAAAGATATCAGGGTTGAGCTTGAGAACTCTGATATAGAGTCTACCACAATTGAAAATGTTTTATCAAGATTAGACCAAGAAAACGCTAACAATCAATTTTGGACTAAAAACGACAAAGGTGTTATAAAAATAGTTCACATACTTTTCAAACAATTTTTAGAAGAAAACGGTTTCTTTAAATTTAATCCTGAAGGGAGTAAAAATTATGTGTTTGTAAAGGTCACAAACAATTTAATTGACCACACCTCAGAAAAAGAAATCAAAGATTTTATTTTAAATTATTTGCTGGAGGTAGATGATTTATCTGTTTATAATTACTTCGCTGAACACACACGTTATTTTAGGGAAGAGTTTTTAACTTTATTAAACTCTATTGATGTTTATTTTATTGAAGACAACAAAGACACAGCATATTTGTACTATAAAAATGGAGCTGTAAAAGTAAAACATAATAAAATTACTAAAATTGATTACTTAGATTTAGGTGGTTATGTTTGGAAAGACCATGTTATAGATAGAAATTTTCAGCTATGTGATGGAGAAGGATGTGACTACCAGCAGTTCATATCAAACATTTGTGGTCAGGATGAAAGCAGAACAAAATCAATGAAATCAACAATAGGGTATTTGCTACATGCTTGGAAAAACTTAAGCTACTGCCCAGCCGCTATTTTAAATGACGAGGTAATATCAGACAACCCTGAAGGCGGTACTGGAAAAGGATTATTTATGAGTGCTTTAGGGCATATGAAAAAGTTAGTTGTAATTGATGGTAAATCATTTAATTTTGAAAAGAGCTTTGCATACCAACTTGTTTCTGCAGACACTCAAATTCTGTGCTTTGATGACGTCAAAAAACATTTTGATTTTGAAAGATTATTTAGCGTGGTAACAGAAGGTCTTACACTTGAAAAGAAAAATAAGGATGCAATAAAAATACCATTTAGCAAATCCCCAAAAGTAGCAATAACTACGAACTACGCTATTAAAGGAAAGGGATCTTCATTTGAAAGAAGAAAATGGGAGCTTGAGTTAGCTCAACACTATACAAAAGATTTGACTCCACTAAAAGAGTTTGGTAAACTTATGTTTGGAGAGTGGGATGATGATGAATGGTGTCAGTTTGATAATTATATGATAGGATGTTTACAACAATACATGATGCATGGATTGATAAAATCTAAATTTGTAAATCTTAAAATAAGACAGTTGTCTGCAGAAACCTGCCATGAGTTTTTAGAATGGTGTGGTGTGATTGGAACTAATAATACTAATCAAAAATTAAAGAAAAACTACAAGGTTTATAAAAACGATTTGTATTTGGATTTTGTAGAAGACAACCCTGACTTTGCGCCTAAATCAAAAATGACTGTATCAAGAACAAAATTTTATAAATGGTTAGTGGCCTATTCTTTATACAAATATGATTGTAAGCCTGAAGCTGATAGAGATGAACATGGAAGGTGGATTCGTTTTAGAAGCAAACATGAATTAGAAACTAACGGAAATTTTGATTTTTAATATGGAGTTTAGAGACTATCAAAAAGAAATAATTAATAAGGCTAAACCTCTGTTGCTAAAGGATAAATTTGTTTATCTTGCGATGGAGGTAAGAACTGGTAAAACTCTCACGAGCTTGGGTGTAAGTGCGCTTTTGCCAGTCTCTAACCTTTTATTTATTACTAAGAAAAAAGCCATTAGCAGTATACAAGATGACTATAAACTTCTTAAGCCTTCTTATAGTATTACAGTTATTAACTACGAATCACTACACAAAATAGACCAGAAGGGTTGGGACATGGTAATCTGTGATGAGGCACATGGTATGGGAGCGTTTCCAAAAAGAAACAAACGATCCATGCAAGTACGTTCTTTGATCTTAGAAAACAATCCTTTTGTAATATTCTTATCTGGAACACCAACACCTGAATCATTTAGTCAAATGTACCACCAGGTTTCAGTAGTTCGTAAACATCCATTTAGTGATTATGTAAACTTTTATAAGTTTTCTAAACAATACGTAAATGTTAAGCAAAGAAAAATCAATTCTCTTTACATAAACGATTACTCTGATGGCCTACAATCCATCATTGATAAAATGAAACCACATACAATTTCTTATACTCAAAAAGAAGCTGGATTTAAAGTTAATACAAAAGAGCATGTGTTGGAGGTGGAAATGAGTCCGATGACGTATCAATTAACAAATAAATTAAAAAAACATTTAGTTATTGAAGGAAGTGAAGATGTAATATTAGCCGACACTCCAGTAAAACTTATGATGAAGCTACATCAAATGTATTCAGGAACTGTAAAATTTGAATCAGGAAACTCTATGATTATTGATTTAAGTAAAGCACAATTTATACATGATAACTTTGCTGATGCTAAAATCGGTATATTTTATAAATTTAAAGAAGAGTTGAATGCATTAAAAGAGGTTTACGGAGATGATTTATGTACAGATTTAAGTACGTTTAATGAAACTAATAAAACTATAGCTCTACAAATTGTCAGTGGTAGAGAAGGAATTAGTTTGCGTAAAGCTGATGCTCTTGTTTATTACAATATAGATTTTTCAGCTACCAGTTACTGGCAATCCAGGGATCGTATGACAACTAAAGAAAGATTAGAGAATGATGTGTATTGGGTATTTTCTCGTGGAGGAATTGAAGCTGACATATACAAGGCGGTTACAAAGAAAAAGGATTACACATTAAGACATTTTAAAAGAGATTTATTGTCGCTATGAAGTTTATAAAATTTTTTTTAATTTGGTACAGTCAACAAATGGCAATACCTTTTTGGGTAATTGGACACGTACATTTACACTTTGCCACCTGGCATGACCTATATGAATACGCTTTGTCTATATTTTTACACGTTATGGTTGCAGTTGGATTTTGGATTGATTGGAAACAAAACGGAAAAAAATGACAGAAGAAACATTAGGAGAATATTGTCAAACAATTTGGATATTTGGAGAGCCTTATAATATGTGGATTCCAATGATGAATCCAGCATATTTAACAGAAAACAACTTATGGGATGACAGAGCAACAGATACAGAACAAAAGAATTAAAGAGCTTGAAGCAGAGGGCTATTATGTTATAAAACTAAAACTTACAAATAAAAATGGTATACCTGATTTAATAGCGCTTCCTCCAGGATGTGATGTTCTTTTTTCTGAAATAAAAAAACCAAAGGGAGTTTTGTCGGAGTTACAAAAATATAGAATAAAAGAATTAAAAAAGAATGGGTTTAAAACCGAGATTTATAAAGGTTGAAGATGAGAGTGTTGGAAGATATGATGTTGAAGATGATTTCATCGACTCATTGTCTGAGCTTGATGATATACTTTTGAAAATAAAAATATCAGACTACATAGACAATAATTTACCAGAATATCCAGACAATAAATTTACAACATACGTGGTTGGAGGTTTTGTGATGCACAATAATGAGTCAATTTATTTTGCCATAGAAATTTTAAAAACCACTGGAAGCCTGCTAACTTTAACTGACTTTCAGTTAATTGATGTTAATGAATATCTTGATCTGATTAATTTAAATTTATATATAAAATGAATAAAAGTATAGCCAATATAATATTAATTATAAACGAAGAGCTGGGTATTGATTTAATTCAAAACTCTAAAAGAAGACAAAGAATATATGTGTTCGGAAGAGCTGTGTTATATAAAATTCTACGAAAACATTTAAATATGACACTAAGTGATATTGCAAAAGTTTTTAACAAAAACCACGCAACAGTATTACATAGCTTAAAACAACTACCTTTCTTGTTAAAATTTGACAAAAACTTAGCCAGTAAGCACAATAATATCATGTATATGTGGCTTGGAAATGTTGATAACTCTGTTGAAGTTTCAGACCAAGAGTTAAAAACAAGGATAAGATACCTTATAAATCAAAATAAAATGTTAAATTTGGAAGTAGACGAGCTAAACACAAAGCTTTCTAACTACACAGGTAAATATCACAAATACTTAGAATTGAGTCAAGAGTGGGGCTTTAGAGTTGGAGATAGATTTGACGAGTTTAAGAAAAAAGTAAATACTTTATTAAATGGAATGTAAATATACGTTTGAAGATTTAGATAAAATCATGAATTTCACTTCATGGTCTCAAAAAAAGAAGGTTGACACTTTGCTTTTTATAGACTGTTCACTTTACACAAACATGGGTACAGAGTCTACTCAGACAGAAAGAAATATTACGAAGTCTAAGTCTAAAAAGTTATACAAAGCTATATCTAAAATTGATCCATCAGTAGGGCGTCTTATATTAAAATCTATAGATTAATGGCGAATCCAGTTTCAGAGAATGATACTAATGCTATAAATCATATTACCTATGTAGCTGATAGCATGCATTCTTTGACTAATGATTTATATGAAGATTTAATGGATAGAGACCATGATCTTGCTAAAGAAAAAGCAAAATATATAATTACACTTATGAATGACTTAATAAAATCTTTGTCTGATGAAATTTAAAGACAAGGAAAAAAAAATTATAATTGTTGAAATATTAAGATTAAAAAAACTTCCCCAGTCACCAAAAGTTTTATTAAAAATAAAAAAGTTACAACAAAAATTATGAATAAAGGAATCGCTACAGAATTACAAAACTTTTGTGAAACAATTGCAGAACGATATTCTAATGTAAAAAGAGTAGGAAACGTAAATAATGAAAGTTTTACTGTAGAAGAAATAATCCCCACATCCGACCATAGCGCTTGCGTTAATTTTTCTAAAACAGGAGGTAAAGTTGCAGTAGCTTTTTTTTATTACATAAATAAAGGAAGGTCAAAAGGATGGAAATACTTTTTTCCTACGGACTCACACTTAAATGGATTTCAAGCATTTTTATATTATAAACTGGAAGCGGAACGGAGAAATTATTCTAAGAATTTTTAGCCTTACACTTAGCCCAGTGTATTTCAGCGCACTTCTCGTAGTCTTCAATATCTTCAAAGTACTTTCTAACATTGTCATAAACATCATCTTCCATAGGAATAACAGGAACTGAAGGATTAAACACTAAATACACATTTTCCCTGTGTTCAAGCATTTGAGTATAAGTTTCCTTACCTGTCAAAAGCTTGTAACTATCTATCATGCATTGATGTTCGTTAAATACCATATTTATTTATACATTTGATCAAGGAGTTCTTTTCTTAAACGTTTTTGTTCTGCTTTAGCTTCTTTCTGTAATTTAAGATAATCTTCCAGTGGACCGTCTTCTTCAGTTTCTGGGTATAGTTCTGGGAAATATTCTTTTAGTTCAGTTTTTGTTAATTTAAAACCTTTACCTTTCTTACCTCCTCTTTGCTGATATTCAGAAAAATTAAAAAGTTTTAAGATAAACTCCCCTGCAGATTTTGAGTCACCAATTTCAGAAAAGTTTTTCATAAACTTCCTTAATTGTGGGGCTGGTATACCTGTAAGAGCAATTGCTTCTGCCATAAATTTATTCATAGCTTCTTCTCTCTTTACACCTTTTGATTTTTGCGCACGCATGTATAAATCTGCCAGCTGTGATGTTTGTCCTAAAATTGGAATTGTTGATGGAGTTTTTGCCCAAGGCTTGCCTAACGCAACATCTTTAAGAGTCTCAGCTACTTTTCCTATAATAAACAAAGCATTTAAATTACCTAAAAGAGCGGCTATTCCTAAATCTTTTTCGTCCTCCTCATTCATCCCTCTTAAAAGTCCTGGCAATCCAGCAGATACCCACTGGAATACCACTGGCATCACCACATGATACACTGCTAAACTTCTTGCAGATTTACCTAAACTTCTCCAGTAATCTAATTCTCCATTATCTTTTATAACCCCTTTACCCTGCTTACCACCACTTTTAACAATTCTATACATGTTTCTTGCTGCAATAATTTCTCTACGGAAATATTGTTTTGGAGTTGTCAAGAACATGTTAAAGGCTCTTATAAGCGCCCCTTTAGTTTGAAAGTAATCTTTATCTTGTAAATCAGATGACTGCTGAGTTCTTAATGTATCAGCTTCAAACTTTTTTATTGCATGATCAATAACCTCTTGTTCTGATGCTTCAGGGTTTTTCTTTTTAAATTCATTTTTATAGTATAAGTAATTTGGAACACCACCAACAAGTATAGCGCCTTTATCCCCTGTCATTGTGGTCCACATTAAAATTTTACTAATCTTGTCTTGTTTTGCGTTTGTCAATCCAAAACGCTCTAATAAACCACCGTTCATTTTTTCAAACTTTTCATCAGCATATGTTTCTACAGCTCTTTTAATTGTTTGTCCATACCTGTCTTGTAGGACAATTGAGTTGTCTAAAACTTCGTTTACTAATTTTTTTGCTTGAGTCGTACTCATAGCGGCATTTTTAACCCAATTCAAATAACCAATGTCATTTCCATAAGTGATGAAAGATGTCATTTGTTTTAATATAAGTGTTGGGTTTAAACCTAAACGAGATAATAAAAATGTATTATTAAAAGTATTTATTATTTGTATTTGTCTTTGTGATTGTATTCCCTTGTTTGCTATTTTTTTTATAGAATCATCAATATATGTGTAAATAGTAGAACCAAATTTTTCTTTAATGGTTTCTTTGATCATTGGTGATGAAAATATTTTATTAATATCTCTTATAGCCACACCATATGCAGCAAAATACTCCATATCCTTAGTATAATTAAGTAATGCATCTATACCATCTACTTTTTCAATTGGGTTTGTGTTTTGAACTCTTACTTTAGTACTTGCAGAACCAACGTTTGTAATCCATGATTGACTGTCGGCTAATAAATCTAAGGCCTCCATGTCGTTTTCGTTTTGACGATACACACGACCAGCATAGTTTTGATTCCAAGGCATATCAGTCCTGTAAATCTTCTTGTAAGTATTATTGTAGTGGTCATAAGAAGTTGGATAATAATCTTTTATCATCCACTCAGACAGGTCTTTTAATCTGTCATCTAATTTATCGCTTATCTCTTGCTCTATTCTGCTCTTAAATTCATTATCAAACACTATATTCCCCTTTCTTGTGGGATTAAAAGTGTTTATCATACTCCCCTCTAAAGAAGGATCTTGCATCTGTGAGTAATAATAAAGCAATTGGTTTTGACTTAAGTTTACTGTGTTTTGATCAATCTCCTTTTGTATTGAATTAATTAAAGCTGTTCGTTCTCCTTTCTTCAGAGTTTTATTTTCTTGAGCTTCTTTTAATTGTCCTTGTAGTAAATCATCTTTGACCTTACTGCGAACAATAGATTCAGTCATCTGAGAGTTTTTTCTGTTTATTTTAACCCATTTCTCACCAAATAATTCTGTCATTTTATTAGAAAGACTTAATTGCTGTCCAATCATTCTTGACTTATAAACTCTTGAAGAAGAACGTATTTTTTTCTGCGTCAGCTCTTGAGTTGCACCTTCAAATATTTCCCCTGGTTGTGTAGATATTCTATCTATCAAACCTGTCATATCTTCTGCACTTCCAAATAACCCTTGCTCAATTTTAGCGGCTAAACTATTTAGTGAACCTTTAAATCTTTTTATAACACCTTCTACTTTCAAGCCACCTGATTCTTTAGCATCAAGTGAAATATCTTTTTTAATTTTTTGAAACTCTTCGTTTACCATAAACTCAGTAATTTCATTCTCAGGTATACCTTGGTCAATAAGTGATTGTTTTGCATCAATATCTATACCTGTCATATCCTTGTATACAGCTCTCTCATTCTCTCTGTATTGTATAGCGTCTTGTAGTAATTCGTACTCAAAATTAGCTTTCCCAGACTCTTCTATTTGTTTTAAGCTATTGATTACTGAGCTTAACTGAGTAGTTTTATTAGAGTCATTCATTTCTTGAGTAAAAGATGTGTTTATCTGCATAGCTAATGTAATTTCAGCCATCTGCTGTAAATCACTTTTACTAAATGTAGATTTAGTCTTACGACTTTTTTTATCTTTTTCGTCTACCACCTCTTCTGTAGAAACTTTATTATATAATTTTAAAAGTTTTTCATTGGCTTCCATTATTTGATCTCCAGTTGACTTAGGGTTCACTACTAATTTATTGATACGATTTAACTTTTTACGAGTTTCATTATCAATTTTTACACCTTTAAATCTACCACTTTGAATAGTGGTATACCCTTTGTCGAGCATCTTAAATAAAACACTCTCAAGTCTTTTGTTTGTTTTTGTAGTAACTATTTTAAAAACCTCATCTTTAACTGATTCAAAGTTTGTAGCGTTTACTCTATTCACCTTATCAATTAAATCAGTTATTTCTTTTTTAGTATATAAATCTCTTGGTAGTACGGTTCTTATGTAATTTCTTAAAGCTCTCTGAACACCTTTAAGGTTTCTTTCAGTAAACTTTATGTTTTTTATCCTTCTGTTTATTGCTGCAATACGTTTAGGATTAGCCTTTAATGGATCAGGAAGCAGTATGTTTAACATATCACGTTCCATAGCAAGCTGTTGAGATGTCTGTCTTTTACCTTTTACCCCTACGCTTTTGTATCCAGGGAGCGACATAAAGTAATCTAAAACTTTTAAATTAATTTGTTCGTCAGTCAGTGGTACTTGTTTTGTCTTCCTGTTTTTTGCAACTCTGTCTTTAATTAAATTATTCTTTTCAACTAATTTTTTATAGTAAGTATCAACATCTTTCATTAATTTAAGACCAGCCAGAAAACCACCTTTTATGTCATTAAAACTTGTAGGGTATTCTCTAAACATGTAAGAATCAAAAGCTTCGCTTTCTAAAACTTTGAATGCAGCATTAATTTCTTTCGCACTATAAGCACTTGCTGTTTTACCATCAACCTTTCTTTTTCTTCTCTTTAAATAATCTTTTATAGCTGCATCTTCAAAACCTCCTTCTTCTCGGCCAGCTATTATAATTCTAAGCAAATCGTTTTCATTATCCATTGCCTGTTGACGTCCTTTTCGTGTAGGATTTTTTACAATACGCTTATTAGGGCCAATGACATATACGCCGCCACCGCCTCCATAAGCGCCTTGCTTGGCTCTTTTAGCCACATATCCTGGACCAATTCTATTAAACTGGCGTTGGATATCAGATACCATAGCTTGAGCGCTATAGAAGCCACTTGCTGGCATTCCAGTTTGATCTTTTACTTGCTGTTCAGTAGACTGTTCTCTACCTTGTCTTTTCTCAGTCTTTGATTCAGTAGAACTTTCTACTTTAGAATCTAACTCATAAAATGATCCATATTCTGTTGGACTAACAGCTGGAGTTTTATAAATTTTATTACTATCTCTCATCAAGTAATCCCTTGCAGCAGGTCTGTTTTTAGGTAAGTGCAGCGTAGGAGGTTTTTTGTTAACCTGTCTTATATGTGCAGGGTAACTTGGATGAGTGCCTGGATAATATTCAACTTTACCATCCACTTCAATCACTCCATAAATATCTCCAGTATTTAATCCTTTGGTGATTTGTTCTGCGGCTAATGAAGCAACTAAGTCTACTAAACTATTTGCTGTTCTACTTGTCTTACCACCCACCAAAGTTTTAGATGAATCACCTCCTAAAATTTTAGTTAACTTAGAGTTCTTCTTTTTTAAATCTCCAAGTCTTTTATCCATACCTATCTCTGCAATTATTCTTTCCATTACAGTTCCACGAGCTTCAAAAGTGGCATTCTTTTTATCTCCAAAAAAATCTCTTAACTGTGAAACCATTTGTTTTGATGTTCCAGTTAAATCTATATTACCACCACCGAAATCGCTTATAACTTTTTTAACAGCAGTTCTTACAACTGATTTAGGTAAAATATTTTGATTAAGCAAAACATCAATTACCCCAAGACTTGAATTAACTCCAGCGGCACTACTAATCAATTTTTTATCTGTCCCTTTCGTCAAAGTAAGATATCCTTTTCCGCCATTAGCATCAACACTTCTATTAATCATGTCTGCTAATTTAGTTGCTGTCGTTTTATCTCCAGCAGCCCATACATCTCCAAACTTAGTTACAAAAAATAAACCTCCTTGTCCTTCAAATATTTTTTCACCATTAAAAGATATTTCACCAACCACCATGTCATCAGGTGAAGTAATTGCAGTTTTATTTCCTCTAAATTTTTCAAGGTTTTTTGGCTCAGTAATTCTTCCATCTTTTATATACTGTGATATTTTTTCGTTTTCGGTATATTTAATATCAAAGCCTCCTACCCTTTGTTCTCTAAATGCATTTGCAGGATTGGTAATGTTTTCACCGCCCTGCATTTCATTTATTTTATTTAAAACATCTACATCACCTTCTGTTATTTCAGTACCAGTTCTAACTTTTTTAGAAAATGCATTCATAAAATCTATAACTGACTCGTCTGTTTTACCAAAACCACCAGGGATTTTAACGCCTAATTTAGCCGCCATTGATCTTATAAATTCTATAACTTTATTCTTCCCTGGCTTCTTTAATGTTTTATATTCAGTGGCCATCAAAGAGAATAACTCTGCTAACTTCTCTTCATTTTTAATATTTTCATCATAATTTTTAGCAAAATTATCTATTCTTTTAGCTAACAATGATTCAGCTGGTAAGGTTTTTCTTACAGAGGTTATCAGTTTTAAAGCTGCTTGTTGAGCTTGAACATCACCCCCTGATATTTTATCTAAAAATACCGCATGAAAAACTTCGTGAGCTACTGTGTTTCCTTTAGCCTTAGTTAAATTAATATGTACAACTTTACTGTTTGGATTGTAATACCCACGACTACCCTTGGTTGCGTACTTTTCGTATTCTGCTTGAGTGTCGTGCAAAACTATCTTCACTTCAGGTGCTATTTTAGCAATTGCTCGTGCAGCTTTTTTAGCTTTATTTACTACAGCTGCTGCTAAAGTTGTATTCTCTATTTCTGTATCTCCCTCTACTTGTTTTCTATTTATAGATAAATTATCTGAAGAGGTTTCAACGTCATCTAAAACTTCATCACCAAAGAAATCATCAATGTCATTTTGATCGTCTTTACTTACTTTCTCTTCGGTCTTCTTCTTGTCTTGAGCTTTGTCTTCGGTTTCGCTCTGTTGGGTAGACTGGCTGTTGGGTACGCTTTGTCCCACCTCTTCGCTACTTCTGGAAGATTCTTGTGCATCCAGGCTCGTTGTGCTTTGCTTTTGTAAGGCATCTTGTTCGGCTTTAATTTGTTCAACTGTAGGGTTTTGCACCCCCTTATCTTGTAAAGATTTTGTGGCATCTTCTTCTGTAACTAAAACAGAATCTTGAATTCCTTCAGTCTCATTTCTTAAATTGGTATTTGCTTGAGCTTGATTAGTTCCAAGCTGTCCAATTTCGTTTTTTATTTCTTCAACTCTGGCTTCTTTGGTTTTATAAGAATTTAAATTCTTATTTAATTTTTCCATTTCAGCTTCTAATTGCTGCTGCTCAAAAATCAATAATAATCCTTTTTTTCTTGAGTTAACATCTAAGTCGCTTGGTAAAGTATTAGCAGCTCCACTTAATGTGTTAAAATCTAATAAATCTTGTGCTGCTTTTTCAGCTGTTATTGTACCATTAGCAACTGATAAATCTAATTGTGCTTGATAAGCTTCTACAGTTATTTCATCATTTCTTATCATGTCAAACATGTCAACAAGATCATCAGAAAGCAAGTCTTCTGTTTTGTTTTTAGCTGCCGCAATTACTGCCCCAGGAACACCCATCACAAAACCACCTACAGCTTCAGCAGCTGCAGCATGCCCAACAGTTCCCCAAAACTCTTTAGTCCATAATTCAGGCTGTTCAAACATGTCTTTATTATTCATGTTGTTCCACACATCTTTGTAGCCCATCTCAGCTATTTGCTGAAGACCACCTGTTTCTGCTTCTGCCAAAGCAGCTTTAGTAACTCGACCAGTAAAAGTTGTAGCAGCTTTTACAGCTTTGTTTGAAAAAATGCCACGAGCAATATTGCTTTGAATAACATCATTCATCTTGTTTTTGAACATTTGCGCGGTAGCTCCTTTAGGTAAAGCATTAGTTACCCTGTTCATTAAACCAGTCATTATAGCTTTGTTTGACGCTATATTTCTAAAACCATAACGTTCTAAAAGACCTACTGTAATAGATGTTGGAATAATTATGTTTTTTCTTTCTGACTCAGTAACATACTTAAAATCAGGATCATTATTCATTTCAACATTCATTGCTTCAGCTTGCAACATAGCAAATGAAATTGTTTGGGCAATTCCTCCTTTTGTTGTTAGACCTAACCCTCTTGCAACTAAATTTCTTTTTGCCGCTCCCACTCCAACAGCTGGAGCTATTTTTCCTCTTGAAGCAAAAGAAACTAATACAGATGGAAGAGACTTAGCAAGACCAGAAAGTCCAGTATAAACAATATTGCTATTAGATTGTTTAGCGTATTTTTCATCTGAGATATCATCTGCAGATAATATTTCGTTAAAGTATTTTTTTATTAAATCTTTTTGTGGATTTTTATTTTCTTTTACCTCTTGATCTAATACCAATCTTTTTAATCGCTCACCTCTTGTTTTATCATAAGCATAGTCAGGAAGGTCAATGTATTGTCCATTTAAAAATTTATTAAATCCTGACTGATTTTTATTAAAGTATTGTCCATTTAAAGTTGGCTTACTTAAATCAAAACCATCAGCTTCAAGTCGTTCCATTATTTCTTTAGGAAACGTATTAATTGACAATTCACCTATTTTTTCTGACTCTACTTCTTCATCATCAAACCCTTGCTCCTGCAAACCTTCTAACCACTTTGTGTAAACAGCATCGTCTTCTATATTTTCAGGAACTGGATACCCAAGATCTTTTGCAATATCAATATAACGATCTTTTTTTTCTTCAGCAGTCATTCCAAAGTCTTCGTCAATAAACTGAGCTACTTTATAAAACCCATCAACACCAGCACCCCAAACAGACGCAAGAACTTCACTTACACCAGGGCCAACAAAATCATTTACTAAACCGCCAAAAAATGTACTATCGTCTGATTCTTTCATTGATATATAATTACCAACAGATGAATTTACTTGACTTTGAAATTGTGTGTAACTACTATAGTCTTTTTGAAGTTTGTTTTGAAATTGTTTTAATCTTTTACCTGCCAATAAAGTTTGTTGGTATTTAAGCTTCCATTCAGGAGTGTTCTGTACATCCTTGCCTTGAGACATTAATGCTTCCATTTCTGCTTCATGAATAGCTTTTCTGTCTTGATAAACTTTATAATCTTCATTTAAAGATTTAGCTGAATTTCTTACAGCTTGAATATCTTCTTTAGTTGCTTCTGCACTAAAATATTTTTTTCTGTTTTTATCATACGAAGCATCCAGACTTTGCATTCTCTGGTCAGTTCTTCTGTTTTCTTTTAAAAACTTTCTAAGTTCTTTTGCAGGCCCTGACTCACCACCAAAAATATCTCCAAAAAAAGGATCAAGATTAATGTTTATGCTTTTAGTGGGATCATCTTTAGATGTAACTTTCATTCCATCTAATCCACTCATAAAGCCACCACCTTGTTCAAAGTCAAAACCATAGTCTTCAAAATGATATCTCATTCTGTTGACTACTTCACTTTCCTCTCTGTCAATTAAATCAGCTGTTACAAAAGCCAAAGATTTGTCAAACTGAGAGTCGCTGGAATTATATGTAATTGGGTTTGCATTTATTTCTTTACCTTGCTCACGAGGATCGTATGCAGGGTATTCGGTAACCATATTGTCTTCTTCCTGTACATCTACTACAGTATTGTCACCTAAAGGTTTTTCAAGTGTGGTGGTATCCGAAGAAGTATCCACGACCTCTGGAGCTTCTGTAGTAGAGTCCGTAATAACCTCTGGAGTGTTTGAAGGAGAAATGTCGTTTGGATTTTTTTTTTCAACACCAGGGAAATACTCTATATTAAATTTTTCCGCATCTAAATCTGTTAATTTTTCAGCTTTTAAATAAGAATATAGTTCAGTATTTTTAGCAGTACCTGCTGCATACTCAGCTTTGAATTCTTCTGCAGATAAATCTGTTAATCCTTCTTCCTTTAAGTAATTATATAACTCTGTAAATTTATCCATTAATTAAACTTTTTTCGGTTTTTACCAGTACCTTTTAGATTTCTTGTTGTAAGTCTTGCGTTTTCTTCGTCTAAAACTTTTTGTGCTGCTCCATGCATGATTTCGTTTAACTCAGACGGTGTTGAACCGTCAAGACCAATTACAGTACCTACATTTGGATATATTGGAGGAAGTGATTGTTGTTTTCCAGCTCTGTCAAAATAAGAAACTTCAACAACCCATTTACTATCATCAACATCATCTTTTTTAAGTACAACTTTAGCACCACCCTTTATTTCACTTGGAAGGTAATCATTCATAACCTGACTTAAAACATCATTAACTTCTACTGAATCGTCACCACCTATTGTCGATAGTCCATCTAATCTACCACCTATTTTATCTTCAATAAGTTCTGTACCAGTAACTGGTTTTGGTGTACCGTCTTCTGTAAGAACTCCAATTTTAGCAGTATTTTGTTTGATAGATGGAAGAGGAGCTAAAGCTCTGTATTTCTCCCCAGTTATATTCTTTAAAACTCTTTTCTTAACTGCTGCTTTTTCCTCATCTGTAATTCCATCAGTTAAATCAACAATTTTAGCTGCAAGTTGTTCTTCGTAATCTGGATTAGCACCAGTTTCTCTGCCATTAACATCAGTTAAAGTTGGTTTAATACCCTCTGCTTCTAACTGTTGTTTTGCCTTATTTTCAGCTGCTGCCGCAACCAATTCTACTTCAGTCATATCTCTATCTGCACCTCTAAAGCCACCACCTGGTTCGGCTTCATATAATATTTTAGCGTCTTTATATGAGTTATCATATTCAGATGTTTGAGGTGTAATATATCTGTACACTTCTTTAACAACATCCTCAGTAGGTCTTACAATTCCATTTTCATCTACTCTTCTTATTACTTCTGGTGTTCCATCGGCTAAAGTAATAGTAATTGTCTCATCATTACGAGTTATACTATCAATCAATTTATTTGGATCACCACCAGCCATTGCTTTATTTAAAGCTACTATTCTATCTTGTGCTGTTGAGTTAAATGCTGATTCATCATCAGACACAAGAGCATTTGCATCATCCATAAAGCCAACTAAAGCTCTATCTTTTTCCTTGTTTGCTATTGTTGCAGGTGTGTCTTGTTGTGGTGCTTGTGCTGATTTAGAGGTCTCTGCAACTTTCTCTATATGACTAACTTGTGATTCAACAGCAATATCAGCAAGCCTACGAGCATCTTCGTATTGAGATTCAGTCATTTCAGGTACTGGTTGTCCTGAACTCATATCTACTTTAATCATATAATCAGTAGATATCCCTGGATGTTGTTCTTTAAATTGACTTTCTGTTTCTGCAAAGAAAAATCTTCCAGAGTTTGTTAAAACCTGTGCCGCATTCATATTATTTTTATCTCCAGGCGCTCCAATCATAGCATCTAACTGCGTAGATTTCCACATGTTATATGTTATTTTTTGTCCACTTTCATCTGTACCAAAGTCTCCAAGGTTTCTAAAGTCTTCTGTACTTATTTGTCTTCCACCACCTGTAAGTCTTTTATACTCATCTCCATCCAGTGTTATCTGTATAATGTCTGCTATTTGAGCAGTTTGAGCAGTTGCTAAATCATCAACATCAATCCTGTCTTGTTGATACTTCATGAAATTTACTATCTGGTTAGGATTTTGATAGTCTTGTTTTCTGGCTTCATAATCAGGCATTACATCATATAAACCTGTTTTTTCATTTTTACCCATCGTTACTAACTGCATTTTACCGTTAGTAGGGTTAGACCATAATTTTTTATTTTTTAAATTACCTAAAGCTTCAACAGATAAGTTTGTAAATATTTCCAGCTCAGAAGCTGTTGCACCTCCGTCTTTTGCAGCTTGAAGTCTTTCCCTCGCTTCAACAGCCCAATCATCCCAACCTTTTACAGCTGTGCTTAAACTTGCGTATCCATTTTTTTGCTGCTGCATAAACAACATATTATCCTGGACACTTGATAGCCCACGCTTCATTAAGTTGTTTTGTGTTTGTATTTCTTTTATAGACATTGCAGAAGCATTTATTAATAATGATGCTGCATCTTGAGTTCCTGTTTCTGGAACTTTACTAAGCTGTTCTATAGCATCTTGAGTAGACTTTTCAATGGCTGCTTTACGCGTTTCTCTGTCAGCTTGTATAAGATTAAGTCCAGTAACAAGGTCTTTTTGAACCTTGTTGTAATCTACCTGAGTACTATCTACACTTCTTTGAGCATAGATTGAATATTTATTTGCGCCTGATGGTCTTGAAGTATCTTCTGCCATATTTGTTAGTTTAGATATTGAAGGAATGCATTCATGTCAAAATTAGCTCTACCTTTTCTATTTATTTGATCTTTTGAATAATTTTGAGTAATAGCATTTAAAATCTCAGATCTTCCTCTTGGAACAGAAGTTGTAGGAGCAAACAATGATGCTTTTTTAGGATCTCCTAAAGCAGTTAATCTATCAAATTCAGCTTTATTAGCATTAGGGTTTACCGCAGTTTTATTCATAATGTCTGTATTTCCAGAAGCCATAACTTGATCGGCTAATTTATTAGCACGATTATCCATAGCTGACTTAGGGAATAAGGGTATAGCTGCCGCAGCTCCTTGTACCGCACTACCAACTGACGCAACACCTTGTTGCATTGCCGCAGCTCTGGCTTCATCTGCATCTCTTGCGATTTGTTGTTGATCAGCTGCAGCTCCCACTTTCATGTCTTTTAAGTCTTGATTAATATCAGACTGTTCTTGAACTTGCATTTTTTCTAACTCAAACATTTCTTTACCCATTCCAATTCGAGTGTTTTCATTAGCCTCTGTTGCTGCCGCTCCAACTCTACCAATTCCAGCGGCTAAGTTACGACTGTCCCCCTCTTGTAAAGCTTGAATTCCTTGTTGTTGAACTTGTAAGTTTTGCTCATATTCTTTCCCATAAGCATCTAAAGGAACATTTAGTTTTTGAAAAAACTCAACCTCAGCTTTACGCTCTGCTTCCTTCATTAATTTTTTACTTGCAGCTTGAGCTTTTTCACCTTGTCTTTTTGCTTTTGCAGCTTGGGAAAAACTCATTCCTGCTGATGTTGCACTTACTAATACTCCTGTCGCTGCTATTGCTGTTGCTGCTGCCATATTATATTTTTTTTATTATTTCATGAGACACTTTTGTATCTACATGGTAACCTAATTTTTTATGCGTTTCTATTAAGTGTTTGTTTCTTCCTATACTAAATATATATTTTTTACCATTTGCTTTTATATATTCTTCACATGTAAGAATTAAAAACTCTATTGCATCTTGCCTGTCTTGATCTCTGTATGATGGGTTAGATACAATCCACTCTAATAAAACCCCTTCAGAATTAGTAAAATACATAAAACCTGCGACAATTGGTGTGTTGTTTTTTTCTACCATAAAACCACCTTTACCATTGTCTGGTAAAAAATCTTTGGGTGGGGTTTGCCAATCTGGCCATGTATCCCACCAAGAAACTAATGTATCCCAATCCTCGCTTTCAAGTCTTCGTATGTCTAATTCCATTAAATATGATTTAGAAACAAAGATAGTAAATTTCTATGGAAAACTTTTCATCACACTACTACCGACAGAAAACAGCTCTACAGGATCTGTTGAGTCATTTTCAAGTTTAAATTCTAAGTAATACCCTCGTGCGCCATGAGACTCAGCAACTGCATTTTTAATAAACATAATAAACTGACCAACTGTCGGCACAGAGCCGCCTGTTACTGTAGTGTCTACAGTAATACTTGTGCTTGTTTTAGCTGTTACTTGACCAATAAAAATTGGAGCTGTAGTAGCTACACCAGCTGTTAAAGTTGCGGCATATACGTTATCTCCAATATTTAATATAGAACCAATAGCTCCTGCAAACTCAATTAAAGTAGCTGCTGCTGTTCCACTAACTGCTGTACACACACCTACACCATTTGCTGATCTCATTTGCCAGTTTACAGTGCCTGCATTAGTTCTTATAAAACTAAACCACTCTCCTTCTTTTTGCTCAAAATAAGTGTCAAGCATTGAGCCTGGACTACCATCTGTTAAATCAGTTAAAAGTGATGTACATTCCCATCTTGCCTCATTAGTGTCAGCTACAGTTGTTGTGGCTTCATATGAAAGAGTTTTAAAAAGTTTAATACTTAGTGTTGGTTCAGGGCTAAAAACACTTGTAATAGTTGAATTAGCAAACTGTCCATAATATGTATTACGATTAGCCCCTGTGTTATGCCTCCATACATTACCTCCTTTAAATGAATAGAAAAAACTATTCATACCTATCATAAAGTCAGGGTAAAAAGAGTAAAAAGAAGGCCATCCTTTTGAGCTTTCGCTAAAGGTTAAGGTATAATTTGATGTACATTTTGTTGCCATATTATATATTTTTAAGTAGGATTACAAGGTCCTGAAGACACAACGACTCCATTTCTAATTCCTAAAGCAGTTGTTCCGCTTGGCCCAGGATTTCCTATTATAACGTATTGAAGTGTATTTGTATCGTTTAAATACGCTGATCCATCAGAGGCTGTAAAAACAAAATTACCTATCTCTGGTAACACATTAGTGTCAACAGTAAAAGGTGGGGCTGTACCTGTTGCATTTCGTGCAAAATAATAAGTTGTATTCGGAGTAAAACAACCAGGTCCTCCTTGAAGGGGTGAGCCTGTAAAACTTGGAAGATCTGCTGGACAATCTACCTCCCATCTAAAAAGCGTGCCACATAAAGGCGCACTAATTAAAACATTAATAGATGTTGGAGTCGCTGCTGTTTTGGGGACAACTAAAGTAAAAACTTGACTACCAGTTGGATTACAGCCTACTTGAGACGATACTGCAGTAACAGTTTGAAATGTTCCTTGAGCCACATATGTTGCTGGACTTCCACTCAAAGTATATTCCTGTGGTTGATCACTGGGCGAACATGCGCCGCTGGGTGTGTTATTAAAAGGTGACTGAGCAAGTAATTGAGGAACTTGAGTGTCGCTTCCCACATACGTAGGCAATCCTGTCCCCTGGTTAAACCTACCTGCATAGTCCACTTGTACACCAGCTCCATCTACAATAGTAGTGGTGTCATGGTTTCCTTGACAAGTTAACCTATTGTAATGCGTTCCATTGTATGTTACATCTACGCCATCTGGGATTGAAGATCCCATATAAAAATACATAACAGTAGCCCCTGTATCGTTCGCTAAATCTACTGTAGCTGTAAATAAACCATTATCCGAAAAAGCTGCAGATATTCCTGAGCCACAGGGTACTAAACATGTGCCACATGGTTGTGCGTTTAGTAAAGATCCATTTAATTGTTGTCTTATAATTCCTCCTTGAGAATAATATCCATCTGGAGCAAGTGTAGTTAAGCCTGAGTCTGTAAATAGAGCTGAAGCTTGAGAAAAATTTAATCCATCAAAACAATATGTTCCTAATGTTGCCATTTATTTAATTATTTATGGGCATGTAGTTACCGCAGTAACTAAGCCAAATTCATTTACTGTTATATAATCTGTTGCACTTATTTTATAAAGACCTTGAGTTAATTGAGATCCTACTTCACCGTCAGAAGAAGAGTAAACAAAATCTTCGTATTCAGGTAGTGCGTTACTTCCTGAGTGATAGTATGTTATATTTAAAGGTTGACCACATACATCTGGCTCTGATTGAAATACAGAACTACTTTGATATGATGTAAAAGTAAAAGAACAATCACAACATGCAGCAGAGGCTGAACTTGCATCGTAACAAAATTCTTGACAACTTGTTAATCTATAATCATATATTAAATATAAATACTGATTGTTAGTAGGTAGTGATAAATTTGTTATAGTTGCTTGATAAAGACCAGATGAGGGGTTTGAAACACTACTGTTTGGTATAGTTGTAGCTGCCGCAAGTAAAGACGCTGTATCAGCTTGATTATTACTATAAAGAGTATTACTTGATAAATACTTAAAATTATCGTCAGGATAACCCCAATCATAATCATCAAAATTAATTTTATTTGATCTAATTGTTAAATCAATTCCATTATATGGAAAAACACCTAATGATCTTACCCCTGTTTGAGCATCATAACTTGAAGGTACTAAATTACTTGAACCAAATTCAACTAAATCTGAATCTACTGGACTAATATTAGCAGTGTCTTCCCAAAAATACTCAGCATGAATAAATTTACCACTTTGTTCTGGTGAGTTCATTACTACTTTTACTACAGTAATATTTAATGGTTCAATACATGCGGCTGTCACAACAAACGAAGCGGCTGTAATTGCAGTAAATGTTACAGTTGCGTTTGTGGGGCTATTTAAAGTTTTATTAAAACTAAATGTGCCTGAACCAGTTAGGGTAGAGCTTGTGGTTGTAACACCATTCCATAATACAGAAATAGTTATTGATCCAGCTGTAATGTTATAATTAAAATTAGCAGTTCCAATTAAAGATCCATAATTTATAACAGATACAATAGCGTTATTAGAACCAACTTGTAATCCGTTTCTTTGTAGCTTATATCCGCATTGAGATATTTCTGGAGGAAGTGGTATAGTTTTGCAATTCATACCTAAAACATATTCATCCATATAAGGATCAAACGCTCCTAATTTTTGTGTTTGAATAGACTCATAAAATTCATCTCTAAACCATGAACGCATTCCAAAAGATGAAATAACCTCTAATGAATCATTATTTTTTGAAGTACCTCTCAATCTAATAACAGCACCTCTTTTTACATCGGTAAAAAACATATCATATCCATGAGCAACAAAACTTTCTGGATTATAACTAATACCATACTCTTCTATACGAGCAATCTGTGTTCCTAATATTTCAGGAACAGACGCAATAACTCCACCCCCAGTACTATCACTAATTAAATTTTTAGATGATAATACATAGGTAATTCTGTCTTCTTGTAAAACTAAAATATCTGTTTCTCTTGGATGCATTTTTTGTATTGGACCAAAAGATGTTTCACAATCTTTAAAATTTATTAATCCTAAATTAAATTCATTTAGGTTATTAACACCACTGTTACTACTAAATACACCACTATAAGTAATACCCTCAAATCTGTCGGCTTCTTTATAGTCTTGATTAGAAACAGCTAATGTTCTTTGACCTAATTGAAATGGTCTCCCTACTAATCTATCTTTTATTTTAAAACTTTCTACGCCATTACCAAAGGAAAAGCAATCTCTAAAATTTAAGTTAACTACAGCATCTTGTGTTGCAGTTTGATCTTGATCATTCATTTCCGTATTGTTTCCAGATAAATGAAACCCATCAGGTTGTGATATCTCAAAAGATTGAGATGCGTCATAATACAACTCTGCATTAGCATCAGCTGGTTCTGTTTCAAACACACATAATGTGTTTGCTCTAAATACCACTAATTCAACATCTAAATCTGAAGTCCTGTCGCTTTGAGGCCAAGGTCTATTACATCCTTTTACTCCAGAAGAAACTCCTAAATATAACGGATCATTAATGCCTTGAGCATTATCTTGTATCCATTGAAAAGTTACATCCCAAGTTGTACACGCTACGTTATTAGCTACACCACTTGTAGGGCCACCAGCTGCTGGAGCTACTAAGGCTGAATTAAATATAGCATCTGTCGAATCAGCCAAGTCCCCTGGTTGCGCAAGATTTGGGTTTATATTGTCTCCAATCCACCACCTTCTCATGTCTGTATAATCTCTACTTGCAACATATTCTTGCTCCCACTCCCATCTTATTTCTTGACAGCTATTTCCATTAAAAGTGTCATTACGAAACATAACCACCTTTATTCTTATTACAGAACCCCCTGGAACTGTATAATTAGTTGTTACATTAGTATCAGGATCTGTTGTAAAACAAGGATACCCTATTTTTCTTCCATTTGTACACCCCCTTGAACTCGATCGCCTTCTTAAATTTCCAAATTCTATTAAAGAGTCATCAGGTATAACAATATCAAAATTTTGATTTTTAATTTGCATATACAAACCCTTTAACTGGTTTGAGTCAGAACCTAATTCATTATCATCATTTAAAAAATTTGTTGGCTCGGCACTTACTTCTAAAACTTCACAAGTTTCAACTCTACTTAAAGGCCCACTTACATCTGCTTTTACGACTAATAAATCTCCTTTACCCACTTTATTTGCATTATCACCCTCAAGCCTAAAAAACACCATGTTATCACTTGGTCTTATATAATAAAAGTTAGAAAATATAGTTTCATATCCTGCCTTACTTGGCTTAACTACAAACTTATATCGTTCTGCCCAATATGGCGCTCTGGAAGACACCGCTACCTGTATAGTATTTGCGGTTACACTATTACCAGGCTCTATATACACAGTATTGTATGGAGAGACTAAAACAGTAGAAGATCTTCCGTATTCATCACTGTATACAATGCCTGTTTCAAAATCTCGGTCACTGTGTAAACTACCAGTATCTAAGTCTGTAGTAAAAGCTCCTTGTACAGATATAAATCTAAAGTATTCGTATAAAGTAGTTACAACTGGAGCAGCTGGATCAGTGGTGTCTGTGGTTTGAAAAGCCATTGCAATAGCTTGTATATCACACGTGTTTGATCCTGGAGAAAAATTTGAAAGTCTAAACCCTTGTTGAATTGTTGCGTCTGTAATACCGCTGTTAAATTTTGTAAAAGGGAAATTACCTGCACCTGGGGATGATAGTTCATTATTAAAGAAATCTGTTAATGAGTTTCCTTGATCTGCTGTAGCAATAGGTTGGAAGTTTGTATTAAGAATCGTACCAATACGTTCAGCAAATAAAGGGCTATTAAAAAAATCATAAGGGCTTGAGTAATCTTGATCTAATGTAATGTTTATAGATATGGTAAACGGTTGATTTTGAAAAGCTATATTAGCAGTTGCTTCAGCGCTGTTGGATGGAAAAAAAACTCTTTTATCACTATCGAAGTTAAAAGTTAATCCAAATAATGCATTTTTCTTTAATTTATCCGCAATAGGTTGTAAATTTATTGTGACTTTTGAGTTAAGAATTGTTTCGCTTTGATTGGGATTTATAGTGTATGGTATTCCACTGTTTAAAAGACCTAAAGGAAGCTCTGAAAAACCAAGAAGAGTGTTAACAACACTTGTGTTAAAATCAATAGCAATTTTACTTCCATTTTCATCTGGTCTTGTTATATTGTATCCATCTACATAATTACCATACATCAATCTATTACCCTGTATTGTCTGAGCTTTAGCTAATCTTGGGACATTATCATATTGTCTTAGTAATTCATCATTACCTAAAACAGTATATATTTTATTATTAGTAAACGTAAATTTTTTAGTTGTATTGTCAGCCCAGCCAAAATCTTCTTTTTTAAATCTTTCTATTACATTTAAAGTTGTTGAGTTAGTATCTTTAAATAATAAGTCTACCTCTTTTACTCTCGAACTTCCTGTGGAAAATTCAATTTCAACTCCATTATATAAATTCAGCATACCATCATTACAAAAGTTTTTAGTGCTAAACTGAAAAGGACGAGGCACAAAGGCAGGGTTAGTAAATAAAGAAGTTGCACTATATTGACCGTCCTCATATCTATATCTATATGCAAAACATAAAAACCTATTTTCTATATAATTTTCGTTCCCTGCAATATTTAAAAAAGACAATAAAGGGGCTGGCAAAGGTTTATTATTTCCAACAACATTTTCAAAGCCTGGGGGCTTAACGACAACCGATATATCTTCTTCTATAATTTGATCTACATTAGAAACAGGTTCTGGATAACTTCTATTTATATTTATTGTTCGAGGAGGGTTTTTATCATCCGTCCAAAAAAGTAAATCTTCAATTAAATCAACTCCTGTAATTAAATACAACGGATCAAAACTTAAAAGCTCTGTTGTGATAACATGATAATTAACTATTTGATTAGTGGTGTTATATGAAACCACTAAGTCTACAACACCTCCTGGAGCTTGTGTATTAGATCCATCATGTACAAACCAATATATAGTCTCTCTAACACCGTCTTCATATGCTCCTATACACACTGCAGCCGAACTTAAATTAACTCCATTGTATTGTAGTGTAGTTAACTGTTCATTCCCTCTTGAGTTCTCCACAGCTCCTATTTCGGTCGCTTCAGTTGAACCTAAACGAACGTTCATTGCGTCTATATATTCTCCTTTTGGAAGAAGTCTTTCGTCTATTGACTTATTCATTCTTCCAGCCACAAAATTTGTTGTAGTTATTGGCATACTATTTTATCAATTTATTTTGTCCTCTTAAGTTCATTAAAAGTCTTCCAGGATGTATATTACTTAATCTTATTTTTGCATTTCTTAATAAAGAAGACTTGTCTTTTCTGGCTCTGTTAACAACATATTCCTGAACACCCAATCTACCATTAAGAATAGAGTATCTAATATAAGCATAAATATATTCCTCAAATAATTTATTTAATTGTACTTCAGCATCAACTCCATTTTCCATACCATCAGAAACATATTCTAAAACAATAGATGCAGCGCCTCCTATATTACTAAAGTTGATAACTCCTGATTGTTTGTCTATTGAAAAAGTAGGATTAGAATTTGCTGTTTCTGTATTTAATCCAAAACGTGAACCAATGGCATAGTCAAAATACCAATGACCATCACAACAGTATCCTTCCGCGCCATTATATGGGCTTGAAGCATTTAAATATATGCTTTTAGATCCTCCCAAAATTCTTCCTAAATCTACTTCAGAGTCTTGAGGCTGTAACACATTTCCGTCTTGATCAAACAAAATATTAGAATTATTGTCCTGTAAATAAGCTGAAGACCAGTTAGTTTGTATATTTTCTGTTAAAGGTTTTAAATATCCATTTTCATAAATAGATATTCTTACCCAATTAACATAATCTTGTGGTAACACAAATCTTAATTGCTGTGTTATGTCTAATTGAAGTACTTTAATCTCCTTCATTGCATCATAATTCAGCTCTTGTATGCCTCTTTTTGCATGAAACAAAACTTGATAACGATTTATATTATTTATAAGTTCGTGGTTTCCTTGATACATTAACATAAAGTTGTTGACTATATCTGCTAAAGAAACATATTGATAAGAACCCCAGTTTGCATCACTTGGGTTATTTCCTGAATTTGCGTAGTATGCGTAATCGTTTATATATGCCATCTATCCTTGTGTTTGTTGTTCTGCTACTAATTCTTGTGTGCCAAAATTATACACATCTGCTTCTCTTATTTCTATACCTACATACTGACATATCTTAGCTATTAACGAAGGCTCATCAGAAAGTGGTAATTCAAAATCTTGATAATCCGCTGCAGTTGAATCAAATAAAGGTTCACCTTCTAATAATGTAGCATAAGTCCAGTTTGGAGGAAGGGGATACCTTACATATTGAGAGGTAAGCTGTCCTATTTTATTTATTGTAATAGGAAAAGCTTGAGCTGCTAAAGCGTCTTGAGTATATGCAGGATAACCTAAAGTCGGCCTTGTTAAAATAGAATTATTTAACAAAGTAATTTTGGCTTGTGAAACTCGTTCAGCATCTATAATATGATTAGCTGAATATATGTTGTATGTTTTTCCTACAGCATTCCACACAATTACTCCAGGTGTTGGAAATACTAAAAGATTAGTTGCACTAACTACTTGTGAAACTATAGTATTATAAACCACTCCGCCTGTAATAGTTGAGACTATATCTCCAACCGCTACTCCTGCTGCAATAAAGTCTGCTGTAGTATCAGCTACAGACACACCACCACCATTGGTTGAAGTTGTAGTACCTGCCGCTAACTCTTTTGTATATACCATCATCTTATTAATTAAATAATAATCAGATGGCAGCGTATACAAATTAGTTTGTATATCACCCAGCTGTGTTGTTGCAGAGTTTAATAAAGGTGTGTTTACATAAAAAGTATCAATAACTTCTGCTAAACCTTTTGTTATATCTGCGTAACCAGTGCCAGAAGTCCTTTGGTTTTCTTTTATTAATTGATTATTGTATTGATAAAAATAATCTTCAAACATATCCATTTGTGCTTGAGCAGCATAAAGATTAAAATCTGATGGTGATATATATCCGTAATTATTTTTATTGGCTATTGCTAATACAGTATTTCGTACTTCATTTATAGGCATAATTAATTCTTTTTACAAAGATAGCAAAAAAAAAGAGGCTACTTTTTTTTGTAGCCTCTTAAGGTATTTTTTAGTTAATTTGCTTATTAGGCATTAACAATACTTGTAACAGCTTTTGGTAATAAAACCTCAAAGTAAGGTTTTTGCCAAGATGTAGCTAATGCTACTTCCATATTATCTAATATAGAATTGTAAACATCATGACCTACTTGAGCCGCTGTTGTTACTGTAGTAGTAGTTCCATCAACATAATCAATTGTAACTGCTGTTGCTGTTGCTGTTGCTGTAGCAATAGCTTTGACTCCGTCAAGACTGATTAATTGACCAGTAATAGGAGCATTCGAAATTTTAAGAAATTTTGCCATTTTATATAAAGTTTTTAATGGGTTAATAAAGTACAAAGATAGTAAAAAAAAAGCCACCTAATTAGGTGACTTTCTCTTTCTGGTTAGTTAGTTTTATTTTAATTTATTTTTTAATAGTTTATAAACTTCTAAACCATCATCGCTTTTCATAAAAGATGCTACAATAAAGTTTTTATCTTCTCCAAAAGGAACTGTTAGCATTTTCTTTTTATTGTTTGGAAGATTGTAATATACATCCTTTCCATTATTTCTTAAAGTTAAAAAGGATAAATTAAAAAATTGGTAAACATCATCCATAAGCTCTAACATAGGATCGTTTACAGTATCTAAAAAGTCATGAGGATTATTTTTAGAATAAACTAATATGTCTCTTTTTAATTCAGCTGTTGTCATTTTTTCTACAGCGTTACCCATTAATACTCTGCATATTTGTGTAAGTTTAGAAATATCTTTAGTTATTTTTTTAGCTTCTATTTGAGCTTCCAACTCAAACTCAACCCACTCTAACTCAACAGCAGCATCACGTTCATGGTTTATTTCCTCAAACACATATCCATTACTTGGATGTAGTTCTAAAAATTTTTGCAAAACTTGATTTTCTTTTGAAACTGAAAGCATTCCATCTTCAAACACAATAGGTTCTAAGATAGCATTACCGTCCTGTTCATCTTCAAAAGGTGACTTTTGATTACGAGCATAACGTAAAGGTCTGTTATTTCCTTGTTCTTCGTCAAAATGTAATAAGGGTGATCTTTGTGAGTGTCTTGAAGACAACATGTAAGATAGAGGAGATTTATCTCCTTTTAATCGATAAGCTTTCGCTTTATACTGTTCTTTTTTTGGTTTCATTATAATATAATTTAATTTGATTTAAAAAAATAATTACCCTCGTCATTATAACGAGGGTAAATATTACTACTATTTACTATGAATCTTGAAATAGGAAGAAGTTGTTTGCACCTAAAGTACATACAGCTCTTTCACTCAAGAAGTTTACTTCCATTGCATCTAAGTCACTTGTTCTTGCTCCACCAGCTGAACCAGTAATCCAAGATTTGTAACGTCTGTCTTCGGTCTCTGAAGCTCTGTAACGAACGTGTAAGAAAGGACGCTTTGCGTTCTTGCCTAAAATTTGATCGTATACAGTTGTAGATCCAGCTGGAACTAAAAGTCCATTGACTTTACCTGCATTAAGACCACCTCTCATTGTAGGATCATTTAAGTATTTCCAGTCAGACTTGTAAAAGTCATATCCTCTACGGAATCCTGTGAAACCTAAGTTTAAAGCCATGTCTTTGTCATTGTCAAATAAACCGTAAGAAGTACCGCCTGCTCCGTAAGAGTTTTGTACTGCTAACATGTCATCAATGTCAAATGAAAACTGACGATCTACAAAAATAACATTCTCTTCAATAGATCCTTGCTTGTCAAGTCTTTGAATAATGTTGTCAAACTGAGCTAAAGTTGTTGGATTTCCTCCACCAAATACATTACCTCTTTGTCCAACTACATAGAAAATTCCTTCAGATCCAGACTCTCCTGCTACAGAAGCTCCTGCCGCTGTACCTTGTAAGTAGTCTCCTGCACCAGAACCTGCTGCTGCTGGTACTGCTTCAATCATTGCTGTTTCTAAGTAATCTTCAAAACGTAATCTTGTATCGTGTTCAGATTTTAAATACCATAAGTATCCAGATGCACCATTTTCAGATGTAACTTCTACCCATCCAATTTGAGCCATGTCAGAACCAGAAACAGAATATTTGTCTTTGATAATGATTGGTTTGTTTTGGAAGATAAAATCATCAGATTCTAAAGAACCTTGCATTCCGTTTACTCCTTTTGCAAATTCAGAACCATATACAAATATATCACAAGGTACAGCTCCTGCACCAGCTACACCATCCATTGCTTGACCTCCTCCTTCATAATAAGCAATTGTTACTTGGTTTGGATTAGCAGCTGTTGGAGCTACAGTAATAATACCTTTGTTCTGTAAAGTTGAACCTGGCGTGTTATCTGAGATCATTACAGTCTGTCCAGCTCTTAAAGCTGCTTGACTTGATGTTCCACCTAAAGCTGGGTTAAAGTTAGTAATGTTATTTGGAATAGTCCAAACACCATCATCAGCACCTGCTGCTGCTGCAGATGTACAAGCTTGATATTTAGTGTGTAATCTTCCTTGTTCTGCCCATTTGATAAGGTCAGAATTAGAAGGCATTTCAGCACCTACCATTCTTAAGAATGAAGCTACTGTTCTATTTCCATAACGCTCAAATTCCTTTTCATAAGTATCAGGAAGATACTGATTCAAGAAGTCAAAGTTAGTTATGTAGTTTGTTGATAAAGGAGTTTGCTGCGCACTTGGCTGCAAGTCAAATCCTGGAGTTACATTTACTGCCATAATTTTGTTTTTTTATTAATTATTTTTTCTACTTTTAATTTTGAGTCCTCTTCCACTATCATTACTTACATTCATAGGTCTAATCGTGATTCCGTTTTTAGAAACCGATTGAGATTGTTGTCTTACATCCATATTTATGTTTTTAGATTTTCTTGAAACATTATCTACAGCTGCGGCAACACCCTGGTCATAAAAGTGTTTAGCAAATTTATCAGGATTCATAGCAACCGAAAAGGCTTTATGATATCCTACAGGATCGTTAATTAAACCATCTTTATCCATAAATTTGTTAACGAAATTGTTAACGTCAGATTGGACATTTTTTAGCTCTTGTGCGTCACCTGGTTTAAAAGAAATATTTTTATCACCAACTGAAAATTCAAAACCTTTGAACTCGTTGTTAAAAACCGACTCGGTTTTATCTAAGAAATAATTGTATCTCTTCCTATTTACTTCTTCAATACTTTTAGATTCCTCTATATACTTTTTATATGCATCTAAATCATCTTGCTGATCTTCGGACAATCCGCCCCCACTTGACTCAAGAGGAACTTTATATTTGTCTTTCTGTTCATTAAGAAATTTCTTTGCTTTAGAAAGTTCTCTTTTTTTCGCTAATTTTATTTTTCTAATATCTTTTTCATCATCTAAATCTTCATCATAAGAAAATTTGTCTGCAATAATATCTTGAATATCTTCTGAGTCTAAACCGTCTTCAGTAGATTCATAATAATTAGCAAGTATGGTGTCATCCTCCATGTTATCAATGTCTTTTTGTAATTTATAAAAGTCATCAATACCACGTCCAGTTTCTTGTTTATACTTTAAATACTTAGAAACATCTTCAGGTAGTTCCTCATTTAGTTCTTTTTCAGAAAATAGTTCGTCTACCGAAGATATGTCTTTATTATATCTTGTTTTAATATATGAAAGAATATCATCATCTTTTAACTCAGGCAATGATTGTTCTTCAATCTTAGTTTCATCAGTCGATTTTTCTTCGACAGGTGAATTTTGTTTTTCAGACAAATCTATCTTATCGATAGGTTTTTCTGTATTTTGTTCTTCAAATTGTTCAGCGTGTTCTTTTAATAAAGCTTCTTCAACTTGCGCTTTTGATTTTTCTTCGACATTTCCGTCTACTGCTTTTACTTTAAATTCCATTTGATTTTATTTTTAACAAAGTTAATACTTATTTATTTATTTTTTTTGGCTTGTTTTCTCTCTTTTTTCTTTCTCCTATAAGCCTTCATAGCCTCTCTTTTTGCCTTACCTTTCTTCCAAGAACCAGCTGCAAATCTTTCGGCTCTTTTTTTTGATTTAAACTCATAAACTTCGCCTGCCGCTAAAGCCTCATTAAAGCTTTGAGGTCTTGCCTTTTCTTTACCTTTGAATGTAATTGTAGGAGCTGCATAATGTTTTGTTACTTTTGCTCGTCCTCCGCCTAAAGTTTTTACACCAGTTCTTTTTGTTTCTCCTGTATATGTTGCCATTTTTACAGTGGCATTTCTACCTGACTTATTTCGTTCAAGATTTCTAAGGTGTTTTTTTCTTCTAAACTTTACTGTAGGCATATTATCTTGGGTTAAACTCAGCTAAATCAAAACCATCTAAACTATCTTCATTAGACTCAAAGTTTATAGCTGGTAAATCTCTTTTTTTCTGTTCAATCATTTTAGATGTTTGAGTAGACTGTTGACTTATTCTGTTATCTTTTGCTTTTTCCCTTTCAGATTCTCTCGTTTGTAAATTGGAAGCTTCCAAACCTTTTAATTGCATTTGCATTTCGAATTCAACTTGCATTAATTGTTGTTTTAATTCTGCTTCTCTTTGCAATTTTTGTATATCAAAACTAACCTCTGCTTCTTTCAAGGCCATCTTAGATTGTGTTTCAGCCTGCTGTGTCTGCATTGCCAACTGAGCTTGAGCTTGTTGCGCTTGCATTTGCATTTGCGCTTGCATTTGCTGTTGTTGCATTTGCTGCTGCTGTTCCCTATCTTGTTTAGCCTTTCTTTTTACCTTAAGCAATTGATTAGCCATTTTTATATTAGAAATCTCTCTAATATCTATTGCGTCTTCTAAACTTATATTCTCTTTAGACAGAGCCATTTGTATATTTTGCTCCAACATAGCTTTTTGTTCTTCATCAGGCATAAGATCTATAAATATTCCAAAGTCATGTAAATACAAGTTTTTAATATCATCTAATATTGATAAATTATATTTACCAATCTGCATAGCAAACTCATCTTTAAAATCCGCATACTCTAAAACATCTGCTGTTCTTATAGATAAACATTCAGCTAAAGTTTTTGTTATATATAAACTTGCATTTAAAATATGTCTTGTCGCTACATTTGAATTTAATGCAGCTAATTTTTGAACACCAACTAAAGAGTTAGGATCTGGACTTGATCCGTCACGAGCTTCATTTAAACCTGTTACAGACCTAATCATATCTAAGTAATGATTATAGTTACCGATAAGCATTTGCATCTTACTCGCCCCACTATTAGCTGTTAATTGAGTGATTGGAACTTTCGCATTATTATATTCTCCGTCTTGAGTATAACTTCTACCAATAACACTACCTGTTTGAAAGTAAAGTCTTAAAGCATCTTCTGGATTGTATGCGTTTCCTGTTCCTAAATCAACTTCATTTAAACCATCAGCATCAATAAAAACACCATCTGGAACAACTCTTGAAACAACTTGCTGAATTTTTAAATGACTTACTTGAATTAAGTCAGCAAATGGAATCATTCGTTTAACTAAAGACTCCAATTGTCCTTTATACATTTTTGGCGCACACGCCACATAGTTTGGCATAGCATATTGACTTGCTGATTTTGGTCTAACCATGTTTTCGCCCAACTTCCATTGAAGCATTATGTTAGTTCCCATAACCATTACACCGTCATACCAAACATCAATAGTTTTAGTTACTTTTTCAAAATCACCCTCATCCATCATTTCTTGAGGGGGATTAAATTGATCATCTTTTTCTACAACTTTATAAGTTCCATTAGAAGTTTTTTTCTTTTTATAAACAAAAGTGTGAGTAGTTTTATAATTAAAATACAACAATGTAGCTGTGTCTCTATGAAACATACTATTTTCATAAAACTGCTGTGAATTATAATAATCGTACCATGATTGACTATATTTAGAAATTTCTTTTAAGTCTTCATTAGTTAATGAAGGATCTATTTTTATTAATTCAGTTATTGGAACTGTTTTTATTTCACCCCAATAAAATGTATCTTTAAAATAAGGATCTTCAGTATAGCTGTAAACTACATTTGCAGGATCAACATACTCAACTCTTACGCCTTCTCCTGGAAGAAATATATGCTTTGCCATTCCAATACCTAACGTAGTAATGTCCATGTCAACTCTTTTTCTCGTGTCACTATAATGACTTTCTTGAAATAAAGTATCAATTGCTTCTTCTGTTGCAATTTCAATAGCAGGCTTATAATTCATTTGCATGAAAAGTTCTAACTCTGCGTCTGTTTCTGGTAAATCTTCTTCTTTTGTTTGAAACACATTTACACCAAAATCTGATTCTATTTGTTGTAGTAATGGTTTAGCGAGCATTTCGCCCTCAATCATTTCTTGATATTCATTTCTTTTTTCTGCTGACAAAGCATCTTGAGCAACAGCTTTTATTTTAAAAAGTCTATCATTCATTCCATTAACAACAATGTCAACAAATTTAGGAATAATAGGAACTGGTGTCCAGTCTAAATTTAAATAACTTAAATCACCATCTATAGCTAATTCGTTTTTATATTTAGCAACTGATTGTTCACCTCGAGCATAAAGTCTTAGTCTGTTAAAATCACCCCATTGTGAATAAAACCTACAAGATCCACTGTCTCTCCTAAACCATTCGTATTGTATTGCTTGCCCAACCTGTAGTCCAAACTCCATTGTGTCTTTTACAGAGTCAGAAACAAATTGGTCTGGAAATGCAGAGGCATTTACTTGTATCTTTACGTCTTTCATTTATTAAGTAATTGACTAACTGAATTCTTATTATTATATCTTGCAAAGTTAATGCTTATTTTCGATTTTTCTTTAGATGGTGTGTACAAGTGTTTTTGATTAGCCATTATAGCTAATCCTGAACTTATGGAAGCATCAAACTTAGTTCTGTTGTTAATATCAAACTTCGCCCAATCTTCTAATGTTCTTTGAAAATACATTACACCCATCTCGTCACTATCTCTATAACTTTGAATTAAATCTAAACCTACATGTTTTTCTATGTAAGATTCTATAGCAGAAGCGTGAGATTGTTTTACATCTTCACTTGAGTTAGGTATACCACCTAATTCTTTTTCTGTCTTTGATAATTTATTAAATCGTTTATCAGGCCTGTTCATACTAAACCCTCTATAACCTCTATTTTTTAAATGATATAACAAACGAGGTTTATTGTTTTCACACAATATTGGCATACCATAAAACACACAAGCCATTAGTACCTCTTCAAAAAATATTTCAGCAGTCTGAGGACGTGCGATATATTCTAAAAAAAACTCATTACTCGGAGCGTTATCCATATTAAATTTAGTCATACCATGTAAAGCACCGTTAGAACCTTTACCAACCACAACTCCTGAAATGTCATAAGAGTCACACCCAAATGAACCAATATGTTCGTTCCCTGGATATTTTCTACCGTTTTTTAATGTCACATTATTTTGCAACGACATTTCAGGTAACCAAGATACAAAAAATCTTCCTCTTTTATCTGGACTCCAAATAACTCTGGTATCTTTGATTCCGTTTTCCCAAGAAAATGATCCTTGAGTTATATTTTGGCCCATTATTAAAGAATCGTTATAATCAATTTGTTGGTATATTTTAGTTAAATTAAAAAGTGACTGTTTACTTTCATCTCTAAACGCATGTGACTCTGTTCTTGGAAACTGTCTGTAAAATTCATTTAAAGCATCTGGATCATTTGACAATGAATCAACTTCGTTCTGCCAATAATCTATAGCGCCTTGATGTATCATCTCACCATCAATTCCTAATACTGGACTTGATGGATTATTAAATACAGGCATTCCATATCTATCTATAAAACCTTCCATATTCCATTCCATTGGGATGAAAAGTGAATATAACCCACTTTTAGTTTGACCATTAGAGTTTCGTGATCCCACATTAGAATCGTTATATAATTTTTTAAAATTACCACCACCTTTTTCTAATGCATTAGATGTAGATCCCATCATACACTTGCCAACTATTTTACTACCCAAACGCAAACAAGTTTTTGTAACCCTCCAGTTATTTAAAATATTATCAGGACGCTCCCACTTACCACTTTCATCATGTAATAATAATCGAAGCTTCTCACCATCATAACTGTTGTCTCCTGTGTTTTTCCAATCAATCGTAGTATCTAACCCCTCAAGCTCCTGCTCTTCATTTAAATACATATTTTTTTTAGTAATTTTTGCAGCAGGGACTCTATAAGCTAATTCAGTTTTTGGCTTATCCATACCATCTTGTATAGGTTTAAAAAAGAATGGATAATTATTAGATATAGGAACAATTTTATCTGTAAACATTTTTTTTGCATCAGATCCTGTTTTAGAAAGTATACCTATACGAGCGTCCTTGGTAATTGTACCCATGTTTACTCCCTCGCATGATGCCATAAAAGAAAATCCAGAACGTCTGATTTTCAAGTAGTCCATTCCAAAACTTCTTTTATCTGCCTTACAGGCTTCCCAAAAAATATAAAATATTCTATTGGCTTCTCTAAAATCTGGAAATCCAACATCAATCTTAGTCCACTGTAAATACATGTAATGAGTTCCTGTAATATAAGTAGGAACTCCTTTATTCATAAACCAAAAACCTTCTTCTCTAAGATTAAATTCATTTTCAATATAATCTACCCACTCATTTTTAAAACTCGAAGGAGTGTCATGCCATTGAAATATAGATTTAATTCTTGTTAATTGTTTTGGTAGTATTTTAGGTTTCCAGTATTGATCTTCTTTTTTTTTAGATATTTTAAAAATGTCTTTAGGAGGTTTGGGAAGCGCAACAGTTAATCCACTAATATTAATAATGTCTTGAATTTGACCTGTTTTTGATATAACAACAAAATTATACTTTTCATTATAGCCATAAGTCCAAGTTTTTGCTTTGTTTTTTGTACTTAAAACATTTTTAGGAACTATATTTTTAAGCTCAGTGTATAGTTTATTTTGATCTTGATTCTGCAAATCCTTTTGGTGTATTATTTATTTTAGTATCAATTCCTTCTAATAAATCTTTTTCTTCTTGTATTTTTTTAATAATTTCAAAAGCATCCATAATACAAAGTTTTTTTGTAGCAGCTGCATTTTTTAAC